GAACAAATTTACATGGTCCCCATTGCGGCTGATTATTCTGTTTCGGAATACTATCAGCTCAACGCAAGTTATTATCAATTCGTAGGCTACCAGGAGGCCAAGGCTGAGAATCCTTCGGCCAAGTTCTCCTATGCCCCTTTTGCCCAGGATTTTTTCTACAACGACGAACGCTACCGGATTGAGTGGAACAAGTTCCCGGTTCAGATGTCCTGTAAAGTCGGAACCGCAGAATATGGTCAAGGATTGTACACGGCTTTTTACGTGTACAAGTACGAGGGCTACCGCCCCTACCAGCCGGGCTACTGGGAAGAGAAGGAAGTTGAAGTGGGTGAAAACAAAAAGATTGATGGAAAGTTCAAGACCTTCCACCAGATTACCCGGACCTTCGTGTACCGTCTCAAGGAGTACGTTCCGCTGAAGATGGGAACCTTTGATCCCAGTAACCAGGTTTCGGGAATCTATCCTCCTTCCTTCAACCCGGTGAACAAGCTGGAAGATCAGACCGGATACGAGTACACACCTGACTTTGCCGAACGCCACGAATCAACTGGCTATGATGCACAGCTTGTCCATGAGGAACGCATCCCCTTTGAAGAGGACTACATGAACAAGGTGTTCGTCCGCGTGCGCAGGGTGTACATGACGGTTCCCGGTCCCGTGGTCAAGGAGCTGGTGGCCTATTCTTCCTACCGTCTGGGCGATACCGTCTGGGCTTCCGGCGGCCCTGGCCAGGCGCACCCGTGGGTGGCCCAGGTAGCCCAGCGGTGGAGCCGCGAAGTCTGGGCGTTCCCGGACTGCCAGCCGGACCAGGCCGGACAGGACCCGCGCGTGGCCCAGGTCCCCGTGATGCCCCAGGAAGCCCTGAAGGCCAGCCCGGTCACGAAAGGCTGGGACAAGGGAAGCTTCCCGGCTCTCCAGCGGTACACCATTTCTTCCATGTACAAGACCAACAACAATCTCACGCTTCAGGACACCAAGGAGTCCCTGAGCGCAGATTGCTGTAACCCGCCTTCCTCCTTCATCCGGTGCTTGAAGACCACAGTCTATAACAACGAGACGCTGGACTGGACCAACGGAACGGACCTGCCCCCGCTGACTCCCCCGGGCCCGTCCGAAGGATGCAGTAAATGGCAGGTGGTGTCCTCGGTCACGGTGAAGGAAGGGCACAGTGTCCTGGAACAGCGCAAGACCTGCACCACGGTGGACTATGTGAATGAATACTGGGAATCCCGCATGGATGAAAAGACCGGGTTCGTGGTCCCGGTGATCCGGAAGCTGGTTGATGAACCGACCAGCACCTTCATTGATCCGGTTACCGGAGTGTTGACGGACGGATGGAAGAAGTCCACCGACCAGTTCGGCAACGAGATTTACATCCAGGAGGAACCCCAGCCCGGATGGATCAAGACCCGCCAGTATTCCACGCCCTGCCATGCGGTGGATACCATCACGCCCAAGCCGGGGCTAGGCTACTACAAGCGGTACACTACAGCCGTTCAGTTCTCCTTTCCCCCGGTCATCGTCGGCAATAGCGTCTGGTCGGTCCGGAGGCAACCCAATATGTCGGGCCGGGTCAGCGACGAATCATTCATGTACTGGGCCAAGAAGGATGGCTACTCCGGCTACTGCTCCGCTGTTGTGGAAGAGGTCTTCTCCCCCGATGCCACTCTCCCGGCTGGCTGGTCCCTGGGAGTCTCCCCGCAGTTCGTCACCAATTCCGGCTCCTTCAGTTCCCCGCTTCTTTCTGCGTCGCTTCCGGCGGCACTTCACTCCAGAATCACCTTCATTGCCAACGTCGGGAACCGGGATGCGATCTGGTCGCAATCCTCTTTCTCCTATGTCTGGTCGGCAACCTCCCGGACAAACTGGAGTGCCGTCACATTCACCCAGGTCCAGCCCTACGGGACCGGGGTCATCCTCAAAAAAACCACCATCTCGCCGCCCGCATAGTCATGCCCTCTTTACCCTACCTTACCTACCAGCAGGTCGTTCAGGAACTCATGCCTGTAATCATCGGGGAACAACCCTCCGGTGATGTTTACAAGTTCCGGCGTTACCTGAAGGAAGCCCAGAACATGCTGATGAACGAAAGCACCATTGCCCCCATGGGGAGCAAGGAGACCAAGTTCGTCAATGTGAAGAAGGGAAGCATCATTCATCTGGACTTCGGATATGATTCCATTCTGGAAGCCCGGACCCTGGCCGGGGTCAAGTACATCATCATGGCCGAGGCCAACTTCATGCCCGTGTATGGAACCACGCCTGGACAGGCAGTGCTGGGAAACCAGCCAGTCCTCCTGGACCTGGGCTGGGACAAAGATATAGGGCAACGTAAATACCTGGTGATGTCCGGGACCCCATCCAAGGAAGAGAACGACGACTTTGACCAGGTATCCCTAGTTGCCAAGACTTCCATCGGAGTTCTGACGGGAAACATTGAGGATGAAAATTATTGGGGTTCTCCGAGCCTTCCGATTGTGCCCAACTGCTACCCGGCCCTGAAGAATATGCTGATGTCCGTGGCCTACGGGGAAAAGGGGAACACTTCCCAGCAGATTGATTATTATAATCTTGCAGTCAAGTTCCTGAATGATTATATGAGAAGGGACAGGCAAGGCACCCTTCAGGTTCCCAACCTTATTTTCAACGGAGGCATCGGTCAAAAGCCCGTCTCCCCTGTAATGTAACACGACCATGGCCAACACTCGCACATCTCTTTTAAAGACCAATGCCAGAAGCTCCATCCTCAATGATGTAGCCCCGGCGCAGAACCAGGACATCCCCCAGCGGCCCATCCAGAACAAGGATGCGAACAAGCCCGTGACGGCAGAACAGCTTCAACAAGCCGGAGCCGTCAACTCCAACCAGGGGATTGACCGCAACAACCCGACGGCCGTGCAATCCGCACGGGAACCCTTGAGCATGCCCCAGGGGAATGACCAGCAACAGGCCCCGGCTTCTCCGGAACAGGACCGGATCATGAACATGACCCGGCAACAGCTGGACTCCTTTAGGCGCGGTCCGGGCCTGACCAATGAGCAGAAGCAACTGGCCGATGAAGCGGCCTTCCGGTATATGGAAGGCTCCCATCCGTTGAGCCAGGATGCGGCCATGTTCTCTTCCGCGGTTGACCCCAACACTCCCCAGTATGCGGCCCAGCAACGGCAGACCTTCCAGGAGGGAATGACCCGCGCGGCGCAGAACCGTTTAACCCCGCAGGAGATTTCAGCCAGGGGCGGCTTCGACCAGGTGGTCGTTCCACTGGCCATGCCTCAGCGTCCCTCCGCTTCTCCGCTTCAACAATCCCCCGCTACCCGGCCCACTCTTTCCTTTGAAGCCTGGGCCAAGCAGAAGGGCTATGATATAAGCGGCCTGAAGCCTGAAGAACTCAATCCCCTGAGAAGTGGTTACAACGTGGCCGTGCTTCAAAGTAACAACGCCCGTGCGCTTCAGAACACACTCTCCGGGAACCAGGCCACTGCTCCGGCCGGGAACCAGCAACGAACTTTCCCGGCCAGCCCCAGTGCGATGCCCGTGCGATCCTCGGCTCCGACCCAGCAACCCGCCCAACGCTTGGGCTTCGACGAACAGATGCTTCAAACGGCCAGGGACCGGAACGCAAGTCCCGAATCCCGTGCCCAGGCAACCGCATGGATTCAAGTGCAACGATTACAGAACAATCCCCGCTTTGCCAATTTGAACCGCTTGTTCCAGCAGGAGTACCGGAACCGGATACGCCAGGAGTCCACCAGGCTGGCCGGGGTAAGGAAGGCAAGCAACTGGAACCGCCGCTTGATGAATTACAACGGTGATCGCAGTCGGCTTCGTGCCCTTCAGCAGGGCGACCCCTATTCCAAGATTGCCATTTACCAGGAGATTCTGAAGGACCCCAGGTTTGCCAGACTGAACTTTGAATAAATCCTTGACATGTGAATCCGGCAAGTTAAACCGGAGTCATGGCTAAGGAATCCAAGTACAAAATCCTCCGGAAGCTGAACTGGCTTTCCGGGCAACTGACTTGTAAGTGCGACCGCTATACGTTTAATTACACGGTCATCATCAACCCGAAGGAAGAGATAATTTACTTCGGCCTTGTGAATCGCATGGACCGCGCATCGTCGTATCATGGAATGACGGTTCGTGATTTCATTTACCGCAATGTCGGAAGGGTGTTCCTGGAGAAAAAGAACGTGATCCACTTCAGGTTTCCCTTCAGCAAGAAGACCAACCTGATTCTGAAGTTTGAAAGGTTCAAGCATACCTTCGTCATCAAGCTGGACGATGGAACCTTTGAATATGTCTATGAACCGAATGACCTCATGGAGGAAGTAGTCTCCAAGATGGATGACTACCGGACAGATTGGGAAGTCGAATGTTCGCGGGCGGCCAAGCACTTTGCAGAAGCAAAGAAAAAGTACCCTGACATTTTGATATAGCTGACCATCCCCCGGTGCGATTCCGAATATTCAATTCTCGTGAATCTTAATACAACTTATTAACAATGAAAGCATTAGACTTTATTATCAACTTCGCGTCCAATCTTCGCCAGCATAACATCAATTTGGGTCCGGCTCAGATCATGCTGGTACTGGCCTCCGGGAAAACCTACTACCGGGATATGGTCTCCATGACGAAGATACACCCCAACGCCATCACCAACATGATTCGTGATCTGGTGGAGCAAGGTCTGGTTGACCGGAACGACTCCCATAAACCGCATACCTATTTCCTGACTCCGGAAGGGGAACGAACCCTCAAAGCTCTTATCCCCCATGATTGAAAGAATAAGTCCCTGGTCAAATTATCTGGTCAAAGGATACCATTGTCTCCCCTGGCTCATTATCATTCTGCTCCTGGTATTCACGATAGGCATGTGCCCGAAAAAGTCGGATGCAAAACTGGACTTCCTGGATTATTTGAGCGGCCTTTTCAATATCATCTGGATTATGGGGTCCGCAAGCTTGTGTCATTTTCTCATGGTTCTCAGTTGGGATTGGGTAAAGACTCCCATTGAAAGTGATACGGCTACCATTATTTATGGAACCTTCGGGGCCAAGCCTCCCCCGGTTGGACCCAGTGAACTGCTCACCTGGCCCGCCGTTTCCTTCGGGGTTCACATGATGGTCGGAGTCTGGGTACTCTGCCTCATTTACTACACCATCTGTTTCCTACTTCACAATATAAAACATTATGAATAAATACCATAAAACAAGAAAGTTCAAGAAGGGAGACGTTTGCACGTTTCAATCCTTCGGACGTTATGAACATGGCCTCAAGGATAATGAGGAAGTAGTCGTTCAAGCTGATGAAGATAATGGAGTTGTCCAGATCAAATTCAAAAAGGACAGTGATACACGCATGGTTACCTTCATGTATCTTGAACTCCAGAAAAGAAATTTACGTTTTGAAGTCAGCAAAGAAAGTTGGGATGATGACGCCTGTGCCTATGGCAACAAGCTTGTAATCCGAGCCATAGATGAAGATGTCTCCCGGACTCCTTTGATTGATATTCTGATACCTGGTCATTTTGAGGGACTTACAGAACAAGAAGCCGTAGGCTTGTCCGAACGGATCGTAAAAATCCTTGAAGCATTTCCCCTGTAACCCAAACTCCCCCGCTCTGGACGAATCCAAGCGGGGGAGTTTGCAATCATAATTGAAGGACCGTTAAGGCTTCAGGAATAAATTATCATTGACTCTCCGTTTTGTCAACCTCAGACCAGCATTTTGATTTGATCCGGAACCAGACCTTGGCGTTGAGCTGGCATCCGCAGACCCGGCAATACAGGGGGTTCTTCCTTTCCTCTTCCGTTTCATTCTCCGTCACGTTCCCTTGCTTGGACACCAGTTCCATGATGGTCTTCCGGGCCGCGCGCTCCACGGAACAGGCCGCGCACTTTCCTTCCACCCCCGGAGGAAGAACCCTGGTGCTTTGAGGACAGTTCCGGCAAACCGCGTATCGGCGAACCGCCGTTTCTTTGTCCACAAACTTCATGCCCTCCCGCATCCAGCGGAGCATCGTCAGGAAGAAAGCCAGGATTTTCTTTTCATTGAGCGGGCGTTCCTCGGCCCAGGGATTCTTTTCATCACCGCAGGAAAGGCACCAGGTGTCCGGAAGGGAGTTGCAGACCACATCCTCGAACATCCGTTCGTTCCAAGTCTCTCCGTTCTGAAGAAAAAGGAGGGACGCTTTTTCCCGGAGGTCCCCGACGGACCTGGCCTGGATCGTGTATCCGGCCAGGCGTTCGCTCATGGAAGAAGGAACCGTGAAGTTCCATCCTCCCGGCGGGGTCTGCATGTAATTATTCTTGAGTCTTCTTATCGGTGACATTTACTTTGATGGTTCGTTCGATGGTGTCAGTGTCATACATGGACATATCAATGTCAATGCCTGAAGCGTACTGGTCGTAAAAGTCATAGAGCGCATCAATATGCTTCTGGATATTGTCCTTGTACTCCTGGCTGGCTCCTGGCTTGTCCATCTTCTGCTCCAGCTCCTGGATGCGGTTGCTGACTGTGGTCTTGGTGATGGGCGGCGGCGCAGTGCGGGCATCCACGTAGGTGGCATAGTTCTGCGAGATGCTGGCTGTGTCCAATCCTTGCTGGAAGATGTCCAGACCCTCCGATTCATTGAGGGCTTCACACATGGAGCGGGCCACCAGGAAACGATTGGCCATCTCCACCGCCTTCTTCTGGTAGTTGGCCACGTCAAACTGAATCCAGCGGTTGACTGTCTTGTCCGGGAGCCCCTTGTTGAACAAGTCCAGGTCGTTGATGACCCGGATTCCGTTGCGTGCCTTGTTGAGTTCGGCTTTTGATGCGGCCAGGAGCTTGGCTACTACGTCACTGACCTTCTTCTCCCGGCGCAACCCCGTCCCCACGAACTTCAGGACCATGTTGGCCAGGGACACATCCGGGTTCTCCCGAACCCCTTGCTGGATCAAAGAGACTCCGGAGGGAACATAGGGAATGTAGCTGGAAACGAACTTGGCCATGCGTTCGGCCGCGGGCCACGTCTTGCCGTCTCCCACCGTGGGTTCCAATCCGACCATGATGGACAGGGCGTTGACGACGGCATCCCAGGACTGGTCAAGTTCCAGCTCGGCCCCGTACCGGGTGTCTCCCTTCACCATGTCATAGAGGCGGGAGAGCAACATGGACGGGGAACCCGCGAGGTCTTCCAAGGTGTTTTGAACTTCCTCATAGAAACTTCTTTCATAGAGTTCTGACTTCTGTTCCCCGATCGCCCGGCCCAGTGCGCTGAAGGCTGACTGCAATAAGTCTATTTCCGTCTTGAAAGGTGTGATGAACTGCGTGTCCTGGACCATCCAGGACTTGCGAACCGTATCATAATAGTAATCCAGGTTGCCGTTCACATCGTAATCCGCGGCCCATCCCATCTGGGCCAGCCATCGGTTGAACTCCCGGTCGCCGATGATACCTTCAACGATCTTCTTCCGTCCGTCCTTGTCTTCATCGTCTCCACCTGACAAAGCTTCAAGGGCTGACATCATTAAGTTTCCAACAAAGTAATCTAAATAGCCACTGATTACACGCGCAGTAATAATCCCGCCCATTCTCCGGCTGGCATCAAACCGGAGCCACATCCTTTTACTGGGGTCTGTCTCATACCGGGCCGCCTTCCATTCATTGAAGGTATAGGAGGCCGCATAGGGGAGGGATTGAAGCGTGTGCCATGTGAAAGAGAAGAACGGAAGTCCCAGCAGGGAAGCCTTCTTCACCCAGTCCGGAGTTCTGGCACCCGTAGGCAGGAGCGTCTTGGCCCGTTCCGCGGCCCGCGCATTGACATAGTTCTCCCACCGGGTTCCCCCGGCCTCGTAGGCTTCCAATGCACGGAGGTAATTCTGAGGGGGATTGTCCATGCGTTGCGCCGCCTTGGCTTCCGCTTCGGCCATCCGGCGAACCGTTCGCTGTTCGTTCTTATAAACAATGACTTTTGCCAGAACGTCAGGCATGGAGTAAAGATTGGAAGCGGCTCCGAGGAATCCCGTGTACATGTTCTTGGCCCAGGTTCCGGAGGACTTGATGGAGTCCCAAATCTGATGGGCTGGAGTCCCTTTGTCAATCTCTCCCATGACCGTCGAGTACAGGGAGTCCTGGTTCCCGGCTTCCATGGCCTCGGAGATTTCAGCCCGCTCCATGATTCCCTTCTTCATCTGTTCCCGGAAGAACGTAGCCTGGCCCGCGTCCAGAAGTCCGAGCTTGGTGTACCGTTCCAGCTTTTCTTCCAGCCGCTTGTTGGCTTCGGCCATCAAGCTGGGTCCGACTTCGGATTCGGGAAAGATTCGATTGAGCATCTTCCCTACCTGGAGCTGGCCCAGGTCTTTGACCAGCATGACTTCTTCTCCGGTCCCTTCCCATACCTTCGTATTGAGCGGGGTGACTCCGGCGTTCAATCCCTGAAGCACTGTCCCGGCGAGGTTTCGGAACATGGAAGCCGGGGCGGCCACCAGGGTAGTCAGGTTGGCAACGCCGCTCAACTGGTAGAGGGTGGAAAAGAAGTTGTTGTCCTTCCAGTATCTGGCCAAAGTCTTATTGACCTTCAGCACTTCATCGTTGGGACGATAGGTCCGGTACAGCGTATCGGCGGTTCTCTTGTCGGCCCACTTTTCATTTAAATCCAACGCCTTGTTGGCAAAGGAAAGCTGGACTGTCTGGTCCGCGGTCTCGTGTTCAGAGAGAAGACCGTCGGCCAGGAGTTCAGAAGACACCATGTCAGGCAGGACATTGTTGATGATGTTCCTGTTCTGAATGTTGGTGGTATTCATGATGGCCGTGAAAATGTCTTCAAAGCCGAAGTGGCCAAGCTCGCCCAGAATCTGACGCTGGGATTCCGTCAGGTTTTTCCGTTGGGCGAACGGGTTCTCTTCGTTTCGGGTCTTGTTGACATATTCAGTCAGCATGAGCCGGGCCGTGTTGGTCATCTCTTCGGCCACATCGTTGTTGCTCATGAGGTCCAGGTTGATCGGGTCAACGATGCTTCCCAGCCCGTTGCGGGCCATCATGGCCGCGGACATGTTGCGAAGATAGTTCAGAGCCTCCGAATGCTTCAGGAACTTGACGGTCTCATAGTCAATCCAGTTGGGGAGTCCGGAAGGATTGTCCTTGTTCTGGGCCAGCCATTCGGACAGGTTGCTTCCTTCCGCTCCGGCAATGTTGTCCATCATGTTCCGGTCCTGGGCCAGGGTTTCATGTTCCTTGCGGATGGCGCGGATTTCTTCGCGGGCCTTCCTGCGTTCAGCGGCATCCATCCGCTCCACTTCCCGGAGCGCGGCCATGGCCTTTTCATAAACGTCAGCCATGTTCCGGGGTCCCAGCCCCTTCGCGTCCGAGGACACCTGGTAGCGCGGGTCCGCATCCCGGATGGAATTGAGGACGGCTTCCCCCAGCTTGCCGTTGGTGAGGAAAGGATCAGCTCCCCGGAACACAGGCTTGAGGCTTTGAGGCATGACCCCGGCAAAATTGTAGCCCTGCTTATCCGCATACCGGGCCAGGGCGTACAGGTTGTCCATCACCTGGGAAGCCCCGCGGTTGAGCCGATGTTTGTTCTCCTTGATGTGGGAGGCAATGGCATCACTCACGATCCCCATGACTGTCGTGTACCGGGAGACTTGTTCCGGGTCGGAGGCCAGAGCCTTGGTGATCTCCGACTGGAATCGCTTGGCGTTGGGTCCGGTAGCCAGGAAGGTACGGGACAAGTAGGCCAGGGACTGCGCCCGGTTCTTCATCTCTTCATTCCCCCGGTGGTGGTAAATGTCAATCTGGTTCTGGGCGATCGTCTTGATGACGGCATCCAATTCATTGAGAATGTACTTGGCCCAGGGCGTACTCTCAATGATCATCTTGGCATCCTCCCGGCGTTTCTGGTAAGCGGCTTCCATAGCCTGATGCTCCATCCGGATCAGTCGGTCGCGTTCCCGCCAGATGGAACCAGATTCCCTGATGGTTCCATCCTGTGAAGCGACGGCCCGGCGGGTCTGCGCTTCGTACTTTTCCCGTGCGTGGGCTACACGCTTCTGGTATTCCTGGCGCGCATCCTGAATAGCCTTCAGGCTGGTGTTGCTTTCCGGATCGTTGGCCAGTTGCTTGCGGCGGTAAAGCTGGATGGACTCGCTGAGGATGTCAGCGAAGGCACGGGCTTCCGTCTCCGGATGAAGACCGTTGGCGGCCATCAACTGGTTCAGGATTTGTCGGCTCCCCCGGTAGCGGTCGGCAAATTGTTCAGCCAGCTCCCTGGCCGTGGCTTCATAGAGACGTGAGTATTGCTCGCTCAGTTCCGTTTCATTGTTGGTCTCCTGGAAGAGCGGTTCAAACTCCTGGTCCAGCATCCGCATGGCATTGACGAACTCATTGGACATGGCCCGCATACTGCTGGCCGGGCGCGAGTTGTTGACCGCCTGGGCGATCCTGGTTTCCAGGGAGTTCAGGAACTGGGAGGAAGTCAGCATGTCCAACTGTGCCCGCTTGGCAATCAGCTTGGTACGTTCCCGCTTCATCACATCCTGAAGCTTGTTTCTGGCTGAGGACACCTCGGCCTGGAAGGTGGTGAGTGCCATGGCCGCCTTGCGGTTGGCCTCTTCATGGATGCCCTGGATCACTTCCGGCCGGGCCGGGTTGTTCATGTTGCCCGTGTAATCGCGCACGGCATCCTGGAGAACCTGCCGGGTCTCCGGGTTCATGTCCTTGGTCCAGCGGGTCAAATGCTTTTGAAGAGCCTTCATGCGCTTGGTCATGCGGGCTTCCACTCCGGCCACGTTGGTGACCAGCTCCCTGATCCTGCGCCCGTCGGCGCGCGTTATCTTCTGGGTCCGGGTTCCGATCAGGCGGTTAAGCCCGTGCATGAAGGAGTCAATGTAGTTGTACCCCTCCTTGCTCATGACCCCCTTGATTCCGAAGTCCCGGTAGTCCAGGGCGGCGGGACCGTCGTCCAGGTTCATGCTGGGTTTTACCCGCTTCATGCGGGTAGGATCGGCGGGAACCGAATAGGTGACGCGGGGAGCGTAGGCTTCCGGCATGGACTGAAGGTAGGCGTTCCACTCTTCAGAACCCATGGTCATCATGGACTGGTACTTCTCCCGGCCTCTGCCTGCCAGGTCCTTGATGCGGTTCCAGACATTGAGAATCAGGTTGCCGGACTTCTCCCCTGCCGTAATATCCGTAAGGTCGGAGGGCTGAAGCGAGAAGGAAGGATCGGCGAGGTCTTCAACGGTGACTTCACGTCCGGCCATTTCATTGACCATGCGGGCAATGAGCGGGTTGGTGATGAAGGAAGGCAGGAACTCGGAGGATGTATCCAGCTCCGCATCCCCGCGCAGTCCCAGGATGGTTTCCAGTTCCTGCAAGGTCCGGTTGTAGGCTTCGGCTTCTTCAGGGCGCACCGCTGAATCCCGAAGGTTCTCAATGGTGGTCCGGATTTCCGGGAACACTTCCCGGATTCCTTCCTTCAGGGCTTCCACGTTTCTGCGGTACTCCGGATTGGCCATCATCACATCGTCCAGGACATGGGCCATCTCATGAATCATGACCAGAGCCGGGGAAGTCCCGCGGCCATTGCCCGATTCGTTGAGCATGATGTAGTGCGATCCGTCTTCGGCCGTCATCTTGGCTCCGTTGAAGTCCCCGGAGTTGCGGACTACCCCGACTCCAGGTTCGACTCCCAGTTCAAGCAAGCGGGAGTGAAGAGCTGAAGCGTAGTTCCGGACACTCTGGGGAATGGAAGAGTCGTTGACCAGGTTGGCCACCACGTCGGATGCACTCTGCGCGGACTTGGGAGCCAGCGTCCGGAGGCTGGAAACCCAGCGGGAGTTGGTGGTCCTGGCTCCAGGCGTGTTGAAGTCGGAGTAAACCGAAGAGTCATAAACCATGGAGAGCGGGGCGACCACGGTGGATTTCCCGCGGACATCCGTGGCAATGGGTCCGTCCGGAGCCGTGTACTTGGTCAGCACCAGCAGGTTTTCAATGGTCTGCCGGGTGACGTTTCCGGCTTCATCGTTTCCACGCTCCACGAACTGGGCCATCTCCGGATCAATAACCCGGAGTCCTTCCAGCAGGGTGTGTGCATTGGAAGCCAGCTCCTGGGGAACCGCCGTCTGTCCGGAGTCAAGCCAGGTCTGGAAGGGAACCATGACCGGGTTGGTCGTGGCCGCATCCATCCGGGTGTCCCTGGGCTGAAGCTCAACCGGGGCGGCTTCTTCAGCGGCCGGGGCTTCCACCGTGGCGGGTTGCGTCGCTTCAACGGGAGTAACCTCTGTGGTCCCGGCGGCCGGGGCGGCTTCTTCCGCTACCGGAGCTTCCGTCTGCATCATGTCCGCGGCGGCCAGGATGTCGGCATCCGCTTCGGAAGCCGGGACGAAGTTCCCAGCCTGGTCCAGTTCCATTTCACCCAGAACTTCCGGGGTCTGCTGGGCCACATCTTCCAGGACGGTTGCCAGCACTTGCTGTTGCTGTTCGGAAAGCCCGGTGGTGTCCAGGGAATTGATGGCTTCGGTTACCATCTCCCCGACCCGTTCGGTTCGGCCTTCCGATTTGGCCGTCCGCACGGCTTCAGCGAAGTTCACAATGTCCGGGATCAGACGCTGGGGAAGGACGGAAGTGTTCTGCTCCATCCGCGCCCTGGCCTCCGGCGAATCGGCGATCCCCGCTTCGGCCATGATGCGGGTAACATTCTGCTGGGCATTGAGCGCGGAGTCCATCACATCACCTACCCGCTTGATGTTGTCCATCGTGGTCCCGGTGATCGGGTTGGAAGGCTCCAGCGATTCGGCGGCTGAACGAAGATTCTGCTGGGTGTTGTTGAGGTCTCCGGCAAACATGCGGGACTTCATGGCTTCAGCGGTTCCGAAGGGTCCGACTTCTACGGGTTTGCGGATGTCGGCCGCCGCTCCGGTGAGTCCTCCGGCCACGGCTCCCAGGATAAAAATCTTGGCGGCCGCGTCCACCACATCTTCCGTCTTGGCAATGTCGCTTTCCCTGATCTGGCCGCTCTGGCCCAGGGCGGTGGCCGCCCACTGCAAAGCTTCATCGGCTACTTCTTCCGTGCCGCCTTCCACAGCGTGCAGGGCTATGGTTCCCACCCGCTTGGCCAGGGCAAGTACCACTCCATCCCTGGCAGTGTCCACCCTCAGCCGGGATTCCACGCGGTCCATGGCTTTGCCGAAGGTTCCTACTTCCCTGGCTCCGGTCAGGCGGCGAATGAATCGATTGGCCCCCGCCCGGTTGTTGAGCATGACCGAGAAAATCCCGTTGCCAATGGCCGCAATGGAAGCGGTAGTCGTGGCCCGGTTCTGGGCCAGCTCGTCCTTCATTCCTTCGGCCATGTTCCGGGTGAGGGGATCGTTGTTGATCATCTCCCTGGCTTGCTGGTAGCGGTGGGTGAAGACATCCCCGTAGGTCTGGGGCATGCTCTGCATGGCAATGTACATGGAGTTGGCCGTCCCGGCTCCGAGCCGGGCCAGGGTTGCAGACTCCGTTGTCAGGAGCCGGGTGACTCCCTGCCCGATGCGGCTGGTGATTCCGGGCCGGGCTACGGCTCCCACCACTTCAGCACTTCGGAGAGCCACGCTGGTTCCTGCAATCGTTGCGGCGCGGGTGGCCAGAAGCCGGGCCGCCCCGCGTCCGGCCAGGGAACCCAATCCCCCTGAGATTGCAGACTCTCCCAACTGGAGAGCCAGTGATCCAAATTCTCCCGTCCACTCTGCCACGGACCCGGCGCGTCCCACGGCAGAAGTGATCAGCTGGTCACGCTTGTTCAAGGCTTCCCATTCGGAAGCATACCGCTGGCCCTGTCCCTCGTTGAGGTTGACTCCGGGGAGCAGGGAGAGCGCGGATTTGGTCCACTGTTCGGAAGCCAGCTTGATGCGGTTCCACTGATTCTCCCAGCGGGCCAGGGCCATGTTGACCCCCATGGATATTTTCTTGTCCTTCACATCGGACATGTAGTCCCGGATGATCTCCTGATCATCCTTGCCCGCTTTCTTTTCAATGTCATAGAACTGCCGGAAATTGACAGCCGTGGATGCCTGGATGCTGTCCTTGACCGACTGGGGGATGATCCCCTCAAGCGGTGTGTCGCTGACCAGGGCCATGGCATCCGACTCCTGAAGGAGGTCCGAGACCACGATACGGCTCGCTTCATCCCGGACGCGCTGGACCTCTTTGACGGTCGCATCAATTTGCTCTTGCGGCGCGCCAGCTTTCCGGGCCTGTTCAATACTGCGCTCAAGCAGGGCATCATCAAAATAGCTTGCGGAATTGCCCTGCCCAATCGTTGCATTTTCCACAAGAACCTGGTTAATGGGATCATAAGCGAAGAGTGTGTTGGTGTCCCGGCTGTCACCCAGGTTTCCCTGGCGCAGGGGGAGGGCCAAAGCGTCGAGGTATTGTTCCGGTGTAACGCCGAGGCGGCGGGCGTTGTCATGCACCCCCATGAAGTCCACTTCATAGCCGTTGCCATACCCCTCCTTGGTGGTGGGATCAATGAATTGAAGGATATACTTCCCGGTCTCCGGACGGTGGACCCACTGCAACGCATCCAGGGGGTTGACCATCTGGTCGGACTCAAACGCCTGGCCGCCAAAAATCTGCCGGGCCTCCGAGGCCCAATGGCGCAGGGCTTCCCTGGCCACGCGCTCCGGGGAATTGTCCTGGTCAAGCTGGCCCATGTGCCGCATGGCATAGTGCTGAAGGCCCATGGTATCAATGCCCCGGTCATCCAGCGACGCATCCTGGGACTTGAGATATTCCCTCACCGCCTGGTCCCTGGCCTTCTCATAGTCATCGGCGATTGCCGCGTTTGCGGAGAGTTCATTGGAGCGGCTGTTAATAATGTCGGCTTCCTGCGGAGTCAAAGGGAATCCACGGTTCACGACCCATTGCTCCAACGCTTCATTGGCCATCAAGCTGTCATCATCCAGCTCCTTGCGGATGGTTCTGAATTCCAGGTTGGGCGATTGGCGCACCAGCGATTCGGCGAGCTTGTCCTTGTTCTCTTCAATCAGCCGCATGCGGGCGGCCAGTTCCTCCGTGCGTTTGTAACGCTCCTGCTGGTCGATTGCCGACTGCAATTCATCGGCCACCGCTCCGCGCTGGGCTACGGATTGTGCGTCTGTCTGTCCGGCGAGCTGTTCCCCGAAGGCTTCAGCGGCAAGTTCCGGCTCGGTGCGGAGGCGGTCGATCTGGCTGATGACGTTCTGGACGAACGTGAGTTCAGAAGATTCGCCACCTCCAAGCGGCTCCCCCACTTGCGGGGTTCCTTCCTGCCGTTGAGTTTGCTGGCCGGGGCTTCCACCCTGGATTTGCTGAATCTTCTCTTCTCTTGCTTTGTACTTTGATAGCGCGTCCTGCCGCTCTTGCAGGATTTTCCGGACGGAATCACGGGTCCGGACATCACTGGCCCGGAGGGTTCTGATTTGTTGTTCAATGTCTTCGGGTGCAAGGTTGCGTGAATTGATCTCGCTGTTTGGGTTCTGCGTGGGATTGGCTTCTTTTTTAAACGCATCAAATGTTCGGGAAATATTCTTGGCCAGGGTCGCCGGGTCCAGGTCCGGGTTCAGGGCGAACTGCATGAACTTGTCGGAGACCACAATGCTTCCATCACTGCCGACGGCTATACCATAGGGACTGCGCTTGAGAATGGTTCCCGTCAGTTCGTCTCCCCGTTGCTGGGCTGGCCGGGTCTTGACAGGCTGGGGAAGGGAAGCCGGATCAACCACGGACAGGCCCAGGGAAGAAGCCTTGTTGCGGAAAGCTTCCGCGCCTCCTGACACATAGTCAACAAAGTCAGTATCCGGACGGCTGTTATACTGTTCGGCCTCTTCAATCGTATTGAATACCAGACCGCTTCTCCCGGTTTTTCCCAGCGCGGCCAACCTGCTCTCAGCTTTCTGGTTTGCCTGGGTCGTGGCCCGGTCCTCCCGTGTGGTGGTGGCCACGAACTTGGAAGTTTCCTTGTCAATGTCGGCCTGTTGCTGGCGGGTCAACCGGAGCTGGCGGTCTTCCGCACTCTCGGCATTCTTCCGATTCCGTTCAATCGTCTTGGCCAGCTCCTGTTCAAACTTGGCCAGCGGTTCTTCGGCTTCGACCTGGGCTTGCCCCTCTTCCTTCTGGAGCCGGGTGGATCGGTCCTCCTGCCGCTGAAGGAAATTGGTTTCAGCCCGGAACTCTGAATCTCTTTCCGGTCGAAAGTCGGAAGGTCTTAACTTGGAATAATCAATAGCCATAATAAAAGGATGGTGCGCGCCGTTAATCTGACGCACACCATCCTAACCGAACCAACCATGAAGTCAAGATGGAAGAACCTACTCTTCCCGGACGCAAGCCGTTTTGTCAAGCTTATCTTCTTCAGCCAGTTTTTTATTCATGGCTTCCTGCGCTTTCTCCAGCGTGGGGTAGGACCAGCCGTAGCGTCCCCACTCGCTGGTGGACGGGCGGTATTCGTCCCCGGCAAACGTGTTGGTGAAAGAATTGTCTTTCTTGTAGGTGCGGATGACCAGAAGTTCATAGTCACATCCGCGGCCCTTGGTGCATTTGAACAGGGCGAACTTCCCTTCCCGGCGCACCAACTGACACTGGTAGCCGTCATGGGCATAGGAGTCATCAATCTTTTTCATGCTTTATTTTCTCCACAAGTGCCATCCATCTCTTTTTAACATGGTTGAGACTATGCTTTGCCTTCATCGGATTATTCCAGTTTAACTCTTGAGGCTCAACATAAAATCCACATCTTGTACAACCGTATAAAAACCAGTCGGTCTTGGCCGGGTCAATCCGGACAACCTCCGGAGGCCAGGAACAAAGGGGGCATGGTTCACCTTTATTCTTCATCTTCTTTCAGCTGGGTTCCAAGGACGATCCCGAATTTCACGGGTTTTTCAACGGTCTTGACGACGTAGTATTCCCTAGTGCCGATGGCTTCGACCGCCAGCGTTTTTACCAGGGAACCCTTCGGGATATTGTAGCTCCGGAAATAGGTCCGGTTGGGATGGTAGATATACTCCTTATTGATTTGCAGTTTGTGGTGCATCATCTTCGTTGTCTTCTATGAGTTGATCCAGGTCCTCAAAGATGGGACCCAGAAAGTTATTGAGCATGACATCCGATCCGGAATTGTCGGCAAAACCCTTGAAGAAATTAACAAGGATTTCATCTTCGGGACGCATGGGTTTTCCCTCCATTCGAGAGATAAACTCCTGGGACAGTTCCATGATAGGGTCTATATCAAACCGGATGTCCGGCATATTGTCCATGTAATCAGCCAAGTACCACCGGGCTTTCCGGCGTTCCTGCTGAACATCATCCTTCTCCCCGCTTCTCCACAGGTACTTGATGAAGTTGCCCAGGGAGAAGGGGAACAAGCGGGAGAGCTGGATACATTCCATGCCGCTTGGATGGCTGGTGTAATGGGGCGGGTGATTTACAATGTCAGGTTTCATTTTCTTTTCTCTATGTGCTATGATTCGATTGTCAATACTTTTTCATCTGGGGCAGGAGTCTGAATCCCTTGAACCGGGAGCAGGGAATCCGGTAGCGCAGGGCCGAGCATTCACGGAAGCGGCGCATCATCTTCTTAAACCGGATGATCTCTTCATTGGTGGGGTTGTCCACCTCCTTGCCCTTCAGGAAGTAGCGGCGAAGAAGGCGCATGCCTACCAGGTGAAGCCGCTGGGTTTCCTCATAGGCAATCCGGGCATCCGGGTAGAGCCTCAGCTGGACCAGGAAGAAGTAGGGGGCGAACCCTTTCATGGGAATCCAGAACTTGGCCTTGAAGCACATCCCCTTTTTGTCGTACAAAATCTGGGATGTGTTGTCAAAGCGGGTGACTTCTTCGTACAGGTAGTCGCTCAATCCGTCGGCCCCATACCTCCGGTTGGTGCGGGCCGCCAACAGTTTGACGGCCCGTCTCCCCTTCCCGGTGAGCCTCCCCGTTTCATTGCGCTTGGCCGCCAGCACCTTGTTGACCACCGTCAGAGTGGAAGACGCCACCTTCTTTTTAATGGCTTCATTCTTCTTCCTTTCAGCCGGAGTCATCGGAGCGCGGACAATGGAGTCCACAGTCTCCCCGGCTTCCAGGCGGCGGGCGATCTCTTCAACCCTTTTGCGGCGTTTGTATTCCCGGCGGTACTTCCGGTTCCGTGAAGCGGCCATGCGCTTTTTCTTGGCCTTGGGAGTCCGGATCAGCGGGGGTCTTGGAACATAGGGCATGGCTTTAACAGGGGATGGAGTCCAGTTCCCGGAACATGTAGGAGGTGAGGAAGTGCATCCGGACCAGGGGTTCCATGATGCACGGGTCCAGGTCCGGGAGCTTCATGCACAGGGTATGGCCGTCTGCTCCATAAAAGAAACAGGCTTCACCATTTCCCCACTTCGTGGCTACGGCGGTCCGCTTGTTGCGCTTGATCAAATCAAACGCTTCATCACGGTTCATCGGATACTTCGGGTTTCTATCGTATGTTTCCATAAAGCTATTCTTTTTCAATGTCTCTTAATTCAATCTCCTTTTCATGGGCTTTAATTGACTCAACATAATTAGGGCCTATAATAACTTTATCACCGGGGCTTACCCGCATAAGCGGAGGGAACTTGGCAATGAACTCTTTGGCTTTTTGTAAAGCCTTCTGCTTTGTGGTGGAGGTAAAAGATGTCTCCCATTGACAAGTGAAACAACCCGCTTTCCACAAATCCTCTGCTTCCGGACATAAAAAGCTTTTACTCCCTGATCGCACAACGGACACTTTACCCCGTTCATTGGGCCTTCCTTTCCTGCATGAGGTTCATGAACTGCTCCAGGGAAATGACCTGGACTCCCTTGAGCCGGGCCGCTTCCGTCTTGGTCTTGCCCACCTTCTCCCCGGCGATCAGGTAGGAGGTCCTGGCACTGACGCTGTTCTTCACGGCTCCCCCTTCATTTTCAATGAGGGCCACATAATAGGATCGGTCCTTGGGGAAGGAGCCTGTGATCACAAACGTCAATCCCTTCAGCGAGTCACCCTGGGCCAGGTCTCCGGGCACGTTGGGAATCAAAGCGGAATAGTAAAGGGTCTTGAAGTATTCAAACTCACTGGATTTCAAATAGTTCTCCAGTGACTTGTAAGCGGCTTCCCCTAAATCCGAGTATTCTGATAGGGATACGCTTCCGGCCAGCTGGATAAAGGCCCCAAGATCGTTGAACCTGCGGGCAATGATTCGGGCCTTCTCCTTGCCGATGGAAGGAATGCCCAGAGCCGCGATCATTTTTGACAGGGTGAACCCTGGCACTGCCTCATCAAAGCACTTACGCATGCGGGGCGTAAGAAGGTGGACCTTCTCAAAGATTTGGAACCAGTAGTCCATCCGGGAAACCATCATCAACCCGTCTTCTTCATGCTCCTTGCGGGCCTGGTCCAGGAACTCCTTCAGGTACTGGGGTCCGATGTTCTTCACATCCAGCGCATTTTTCCCCAGCGCATACTCCAGGGCGGCATGGAGCTTGGCCGGGCAAGCCTGGGAGGGGCAATGGAGCATGGGTCCGTTGAAGTGAAGCGGAGTCCCGCACTCCGGACAGCTGGAAGGCAGGTTCAGTTCAGCCTTGGTCTTGACCTCCTGGATATAGGGGATCACCATCCCGGCTTTCATCACGCGGACCACGGCTCCCGGCCCGATGCCGCGAACCGCCAGTTGCTCCGGATTGAATCCCGTGCATTTTCGGCACTCGGCCCCGTCCAGGACCACCGGATCGTACCAGACCACAGGCGTGACCACCCCGGTGCGTCCCACCTGCCAGGTGATGTCCGTGATGGTGGTTTCAACGGATTCCGGAATGAACTTCAGCGCATAGCTGTGCGTGGGATGGTGGGACGTTGATTCACACTTCGACGCTTCGTAGAGGTCATTGATCTTGAAGACCAGCCCGTCCATGGGCAGGTTGTAGTTTTCCCTGAAGCAATCCATCATGTGCTTGAAAGGGGTGGAGCTGGGAACCCGGCTATGCCAGTGGAAGGAAGGGACATAACCGATGCCCTCGCTGTGGAAGAAGGTTTCGTTGCCCCTCCGGTCCACCATCACCGAATCAATCCGGCCATCCTGGTAGCGATACCAGCAGTCATAGGCCAGGAAGGAAAGCAGGTTCTTGTTGGGGTCGGCCCCTTTCTTTCGCAACAGGCCGGAAGCGGCATTGCGGTAGCTGGTGTAGCCTTCCGGAAGGTCTTCATCCAGCGAGATAAAAACTTCACCCCGAATGAAGACCGTAATCTCTTCGCTGATCTCTCCGGGAATGCCATTCACATACTTCCGGACAGTTTCCAGCACGTCCTCTCCTTCCAGGCCGTTGCCGCGGGTAGCCGCCGAGACCAGCTTGCCCTTTTCATAGCAGAGCATCAAGGTCAGACCGTCCACCTTGGGTTCAACAACCAGCAGGGGTTCCGAGGAAAATCGCTGAAGCAATTTCAACTCCAGGGCCATCTGGTCGTCGCCTTCTTTTTCATACACGTTGTCCAGGGAAAGCAGGGGGAAGGGGTGGCGCACCTTGGCTCCGTTTTTCCGGTCATCCCCGATCCGGTTCAGAAGGGGATCGTCCGGGCATTCGCCTCGCAACCGCATGATCAGCTGGTCGTAGTCGTAGTCCGGCATGGTGGGATTGTTGTCCCGATAGTAGGCTTCGTTCGCTTTAATGATCAGCTCCCGAAGTTCCATTAGCTGTGATTCTGTCATATAATTCTTTGAGGTTAAGGATTTGATTATTGAATTCCGTGTCTTTTTCGGCGTAGTAAATGGCGCATTCCAGGGCCAGGTGGCCGGGGTTGCGGCCTTCCTTGATTCCCTTTTCCACTAGGTCCCGGACCTTTCCTTCAATGAGGATGATCCGGACAACCCAGAACAGTTCTTCATCGAAGGGTTCTTCCCGGCGGCGATCCCAGGTCAGCAGGTTGTACACGAAGAGCAGGTAGTCTTCAGCAACCTTCAGGCGCGTGTGGTCCAGCAACCACTGGTAGCTTTCAGTAAGCGTCCGGCGTTGCATCCAGGGTAATGGCAAGGAACCTCTTGCCTTTTGAGGTGATGGAGTACCTGTAACTGCGGACCTTGCCATGGCGTTTCAGGTAGCCCTGAAGGTGCAGGTTCATCAGGTCGATTCCCTGCGTGTTGGTCTGGGTCCCGGTTTCCATGGCCACTTCTGCCACGGATTTGGGTTCACCGTCACTGCACGCAATCAGGGTGCGGATGCTCCCATGGGACAGGGAGCTTTCATAACAGTTGCGGAGTAGTATTCCTATGTCTTTGTAATTCATATCGAAGTGTTAATGTAAATGGTTCTGGCACGTCCCCTGAGTCCGTAAACACGAATCTTCAATGAGGGGGGACCCTGTGGCAGGAGAAGGCGCATGCGGAAGTTCTTTTTGTGGTGATCAAACTCCCCTTCCTTGATGCTGACTCCGGGAGCCGCCTTGTTTATGGCCGAACTGGCTTCAGAAACCAGCTTCATCATGATTTTGGAAGTCGCCTTGAGCTTTTCAATGAAGGCGCAACAGAACAACGCCGCCGCATAGCTCCGGGCTACCTGGATCAGGGCTTCATTGCCCTCATAGGTCCCATCCTGGAACCTGCCGATGATTTGGTAGGGTCCGAACTCCACCTGGAACTCCCGTTCCTGAGGCAAGTCCTTGAGGTCTTCAATAGACTTCGTCATAATGCTTTTTGAAGTAACTTAAATGGTTGCTAATAGTCAATATAAGAACAGACAGGATTCCAATATCAATTAAAAAGTTAATCCAATAACCGCCGATAGCGGCCAGGACGCACCCGCATGCCAGAAACCCGGCTATCACGGAATTGATTACCAGACAGCGAAGCCGCCACGGGTAGGCCCCGAAGTTCATGGGCTTCATGTTGGAACCATTCATTTGAAGGGTCCAGCCTTTAAGATTTTCACTACTATCTGCGGCAGTAAAGATAACTGTGTAGGGATAATCCGAACTCGGATCATATCCGGTAATGTGTCCGGAGAATGTAATCTCCACAAAGTCCCCTGACTCAAAGGATTGATTGCTAGTCTTCATGAGCTTTAATCGCAAATAATGGTGTAAACGAACTCGCGGCCAAGGGTCCCCTGACAGGCTTCCTTCAGCAGACGGGCATGCCCCAGTTCATCCAGCGCATCCACCATGCGGGCCATGATGCGCTCCAGGTCTTCCTTCCCGCAGAAGGAAAGCTCCACGCTCCGCTTTTTAAAGAGTACCTGCGGGGAGTCAACTTCAAACTGGGAGGCCAGCTCCGCGGCCCGGCGGGCATAGGCTACCGACTTGCCGGAGCGGCCATTCAATGAGGTGGAAAGCACCATGGCGGGCTTCCGGAACCTGGATTCAACGCGGCATTTGACGCGGTAACCCTGCGAACGCAGGAGTTTCATCAGGTCCCATGCCACTTCCGGGCGCACATGCAGGTTGATCATGCGGTCTTTTTCCTTCCATTCGTAGGACATGAAACGGTTTCCCACGATTTGAACTACATCGTTTAAATGATGCAACGTCAGTTGATGCGGCGTTTCTTTAGCTTCAATCATTTGTTTGGTTCTTTCTATTGGCTTGTTTTACGCGGCAAGCCGTGAGGCCTGCTTTTGGCTTGGTGAGGATGCCGGGAAGCTTCAGGCTTCCCGGCGGGGTATTGAATCATGCCAGTGCGGAGAAGTCCACGTGCTGAGGCACGGAATAATCATGAAAGATATGGAACTCCCCTTCCCGATCCAGCAACACGGCGGCCATGATAGTTTCGGGGTCTTCCCTGGGGGAAATACGCACGAAAGTTTCCCAGTCCACATCTTCAGGAATCAGTGGAACAATGTTGCGGCTGGTCATGCGGGCGATGACTTCCAGCGGATAGGACTTCAACGACTCCCGGCTATTTTCAAGACGGCGCACGATGTAATTGTCCGCAATTTCCAGAATGAAATTGTTCAACAGTTCCCGCGGGCCATTTCGTTTCTCTGTTTTGGCACCAAACCGAACCACATCAGGAGACTTCCGGGACTCCGTGAACAAATTGGCAACCGCATTCATGGCGGCAAGTTGCGGATCATCCATCACTTTAAAATCCAGAAGGTCGGCAAGCTTCTGGTGAATGGGAAGTTCCCGGATTCCCAGAAAATGAGTAGCTCCTGCATCTAGCGCAATTCGAGCCATGAAGGGAAGCTTCACCGGGTACTTGTATCTTTTCATGAATCCTGTAAGTTCTCCATCTTCATGAATGGCCATGCACAGAATGGGAGTTCCTGCCAGATCAGAGCCGATAATACGAATAGGCGGCTTTTGCCCTGGATTTTCATAGTTGAATTGAACGGGGTAAATCTCCCGCCGCACTTTCTCTGGATAGGAAGACCGCAAGGCTTCATAAACATTTGCGAACTCTTCACGTCCGGTGTTTTTAGTCAAGTACAATTTCATCTTAGGCTATGTTTTTGTTTGATTTAAAAAGAACTGTGTTATGACTTCTGATTATGAACCCTTTAACACGTTCATCTTTTGCCAGGCGTATCCGTTCCAGGACTTCATTGACGCACACGCCGACTGTTTTTCTTCCATCCAGGGAAACGGATGCAAGACCATAAACAATCTTCCAGGTTCCGTTCTCCTTTTGCGTGTAATAAATAACGTTTCCGTTTACGCCGATTCTACGGTTCAGGGGAGCGTAGGAGACAAACCCGGAAAGGATTTTTGGAATGCAAGCCCATGTTTCCACGGTGGACGGAAGACCAAACGCCGGAGAGTTGGAATAGAACTCTTCCGATTTTCGTTCAAGGTGATCCCATTTCCTTCTGAATGACTCGACAAGGGCCAAATCGTCCGGATGAAGTTCTTCCGTTTCGTCCTCCCCATATTCCAAATAATTGATTGCCCATGTGGGAATGTCCAGGCATTCAAGGAAAGCTTCATTGCTTACCATTACAGGTTTTTGAAGATTGATCATGACTAGGTTTCTTTCTATTCAATGCCGGGGGAGTTTGAAGCTCCCCGGCGAGTTCAAGGTTTAACGTTTATTCAATTTAGGGCAGGATTCCACAGCAATAAAGCAGCGCGGGCTATTAAAAAGGTTTGTTGCTTTCTCCCAGTCTTCCATTGCCTGAAGACATGCTTCCGCTTTTTGAACAAGAACGGCCATGCGGTCTTCATAGTGATTCAACAAATCTTTTGCCTCATGGATTTTCTTCTTCAACTTTCTACGCATGTTTTTAATTCCTTCAACTAAATTAACGTCAATCTTGCCGATTGTCATACCGTCTTCGTTAATCCAAAAACTTTTATCATATTTACATCCAAATTCGTCAGTCTTCAAAGAGTAGATTACCTCCATGTTAACAGAAAATTGAAAAGCGTTTACCTGATAACGGGAAAATTCAAAATCTACAAACGTTCGCAGGGAAACATTCCTAAACTCCTTGTGGGATAAGTTCGGGAAATCAAACCCACGAAAGGCTTCTTTCATGGCTGTATTCACGCGCTTGTTAATCACTTGCCCTTGGTGCTTTTCAAGCCATTCCTGAAAAGTTTTAAAGCATTTGTCCATGTGAGGCAATACGTCGATCCAGATTTCCAGGATGCAACGGTTCAGCGCGACTTTTTCCTTTAATTGTTCCAGTTCATAAATTGAATTAGCGTTCATATTGTTGGTTCTTTCTATTGGTTTGTTTACGTGGCAGGATTTTAATCCTGCCTTTTGATTTGGTTTGAGGTTCCCGGATTGTTCCACGTGGAACATTTTCCGGAGGGGTTAAGGGTTCAGCGTGACTTATCTTCAATCACCATGACAAGATGATCATCTTCCACCTTGTAATAAACAACTTCCAATTCTTCCGGAATCGGGAAAAAATCGGAAACCAACCTACCTTCTTTCAGTTCGGCAAACAAGGCGGTCGCATAATCAACGTTAAGCTTTTGTCCATCTCCCTGTATCATTGTCAAATAGTTCATGGGAGCCTTCACCATGACAAGAGAAGGAGATAGCCTAAAAAAGTTGACTACATGCCCTTTTGAAGACTTGACCCTATTCAATTTTTCACAGGTATAACGAACAATGCGTTCCTGCATATTGAGCGCGTCCGGCAGTTTCGGAAATGACATGGTTTTGAGCATGCCGCGATGCTTGTGATCAAAAGTCAGTGTTCCCGTTCCATCAAGGTTCATGGACACGGATACTATCAGCAAGCCTAATTCTCTTTGTACTAATGGATTCATGTTTAGTCTTCGAGGGTAGAAATTAAGTTCAATTCATTTTCACGGGAAAAGAAAGCTATCACGTCTTCCGCTTCCTGTTGGATGGCGTTGTAAAGCTTGTAACTTTTTTTGGAATAATCCATACCAAGTTGATCCGCGAAATCTTCAAAATCGGCGAACTTTTCTTTAGTCAAGGTAGTCAGAACGTCAAACGCTGTGCATTCATTTGGTCTCAGTAAAGAAGCGTACCATAAAACGTTTAACACATCTTTTTCGCCCCTCCGCGGCTTCAATCGTTCAAACCGTACCAAATATCCCATGTGACGATCTTGACAGTCGCCCCAGTGCGGCGGGATTCTAAGACCTAATTTAAATTTAGAAAATCGAATTCCAAATGCCCTTAGAAGGTCTTCTGTGCGTCTTTCTTTAGTATTCATAAATTAGTTTTTGGTTTGGATTTTAGTTTTCCGGTGATAACCGGATTTGGATTGCCCTGTGCGGCGGGCCGCCTCAGTTGATGCTTTCAATCTATGCTTGCTTGAACCGGATTGCAAGCTTTTTGTTCATTATTTTTTATTTAATAAATAGCAGGCCTCCATGAATATTGATCCCGGAGCCGTTGAAGCAAGGCGCGGACTTTCCGCTTGTCGTGCTTGTTATTTTCAATTTCTTCTTTCAGGCATTCAACGGCTTGAATCCAACGCGTCTTTGCCAGTTCAAGCTCCAATTCACGCGCGGACCGCTGAAGGCAAGGGGGAATATATGAAGTTATCATGATTCAAAGATATATGCTTTTTCCTTCAAATTAAAGGTTCAATCCTCAATTTCTTCATGGGTTTTGTACACGGTGCGCCATGGGAAGGAAATGGCATTATAAATGACAAACCCGGCATAATTGGTTTTTGAATGGGCGTTCCGTCGCTTCAATTCTTCCCATGCAGATTGTTTAATGGACTCCAGGGAGCGGCGGCCGTCGTCCAAATAGGAATCCATCGTGCCACAAAGGGGCGCGATTTTTCCGGAAAGGTCCGGCTTGCAGAATGTAATGATAGGCTTCATGATTTGATTTTCCTGTCTATTGGTTTGTTTACGTGGCAGGATTTTAATCCTGCCTTTTGATTTGGTTTGAGGTTCCCGGATTGTTCCACGTGGAACAATCCGGCAGTTTAGCCAGCAACGAAATTTTAATCAAAGGATAGTTTTTGATCGTTGACAATCAGCGGAAAATCAAAAACGTTCTTGCCTTCCTTCAAAAAGGCTTTCGTTTCGGCGAACGGTAAAATCACACGCACCATATAAGGGTTCAATTCTTTGAGCCACGGGGTTGCATTGGCACGGGCCGCCGCCTGACTCGCAAGGGCGTGTGCCTCCCATTCCATTTCTTTATTTTCTTCTGTCATAATCTATTGTCTTTCTATGGTTTAGGGTTAATAGGGGGTGTAGTCCGGCTTTTCCATCCAATGGGAGCGCGGGCCGCCCTTGCGGGTGAACACAGTGACTGTCAGCCAGCCGGACGGCTCAGTACCCGGTTCGTATTTTTGGACCCACATGACAAGGCTTTCACCTTTAGTTTCAACGGCATGCTTGCCTTTCCGGATAGTTTCCAAAAGCGTAGAGCATTCCAGGGAGTCAACCGCTTTCAGGCCTGCAATGCCTTTCAAGGCGTAAATCACAAATCGGTATCGCAATAAGGCGTGTTGCTCACGGGTGTAACCTGTCTTATGTGCCGGATAAGCATAATAGTTTTTGGTCTTCATGTTTTGGATTCCTTTCTTTTGGTTAGATTCAATTGGTTCAGGGAGCGTTCCCCTGATGACGATTCTTTTTTATCATTATTTATTTTATTATGTCAACGGTTTTCTTCAACAATTTTATTATTCGTTCAGTTTCAATAAGTTATGATTGTGTCATACAACCCTCGCATGCGGGCGTTCCCCGCTTTTTATACAGGTGTATAAAAAGTTTTGATTCATTCCAGCTCCATTTTGGACTTTTTTCCAGTTCCACGGCTCCATGCTTCCCGGTTCTCCCTTCACTTTTTATACAAGCGTATAAAAAGTGAACAAGATTCCAGCTTCAACGCTTCAATGATTCAACGCTTCGTTATGGGTTTTTCCATGATTCTATCCCAAGTGATTGAATATCAGTTGGATAAAATTTTATATGATTTAACGTGGAATCGTATAAAATTTTATGCTTCCAGAAGCTCCGAATCAGTTCTTCAACGTTTATAATTCATTATAAGTTATTGGTTTATAGAGTGTTATGAAAGTTTTTACATTTGAGTATAAAATTTTATTTCGTGCAAACCTTCCGCAGTTCAGCGATTCAACGTATCAATGAATCGTGATACGTTGATACGTCGGTTCTGGTATGTGGCTAAATGATTCAACGCAACTACGTTACAACGCTTCAGCGTTTATCCCTATCGGAATGGTAGGGATTTACAATTTGGCGCAAAAGAAAAGTCTCTTTTTTACAATTTTGTAAAGCTCCAGAATGGATTCTTTTGCTACGCCGAACCGTTGAACCAATGAATCGCAGATTCTCCCAAGCGAAAAGCCAACGGAAAAGGGTTCAAGGTTCTAAGCTTCAACGCGTTATGCACTGGACACGCAACCGATTTGGCATTACGTATATTATGCGAAGTATGGATTAAGAGACTGTTAAGTATAAGCGAGTTATGCTATACGGTAGGGCGTTTGGTTTTCCCGGCGCGGCTCCGATTCACCGCTTCAATGTTGGAATGATTCTAAAAAAGTCGCACCTAACTTTTTTGACACCACCACGGTCACTCCCCCTTCAGCCGCCCGCCGCGCATATCCAAATCCTCAACTCGCATTTTTCCGGAAATGGGGTCGCCGAAGTTTTGAACCGGGGAAGCGTTGAAGCGAAGGATCGTTGAAGCCGGGTTCACGATTCGCCAGGACGACAAACCGGGATTTGCGCCAGGGTCGCGCGTACACGTGAGCGGGCCAACGGAACATGGGTCCGTCGAACCGGGAATCCACCCTGGCACGGAGAAAAGCACCGGAGGGGCGTTCCAGGGAGGGTGATGGAACCAAAATTGAAAATATGCGAGAGGGTGAATGGTGATAGTGGTCGAGGCTTAAAGTTATACCTGAAGGCCCTGTTAGGTGTACACCCTACATGAAAGAATGGCGGGAATGGGCAATTTTGCGAGGGCGGGATAAAACAGATGGGTTTGGGCTTGCCCTCAGCTTCCGGTTGGCTTCCTCCCGCGCACACATTTAACGCGCGGACATTCCTATATGTGTTTTTTTATAACTACATTTCTCATGTATGTATATATTGGAGTTTATAGCTAACGGACTAACGGAAACCGATAAGTCGCTGACGCTTAGTCATATCCTGGAAAAGCCAAAAAATCTTAACCTCTCGCTTACCCTATATACGATGGGGGTCGTACTAGATTATTTGGGATTTTCTGTTCTGACTTTTCACCTATTAAAAAATCGTGGTTGGATATAAAAATGCCCCCTGACTACCGTTTTTAGTCTTGACCAACCGATGAATCGGGGTAGGTTGGAACCCATGAATCCATCTCCCCTCCCTGCTATTTCCCTGACCCAGTTGCGGTCCTCAAGCTGGAAGAAAGTAGTCAATGACCGTGGAATCGTAAGAACCGCCGGAGCGTGCTACAACACAAGCACAATCAATGTAAAACAGTTAAAGAAGTTCTTTTCGGGCATTTTCGAGGGCTTGCCTCCTGACCTGCGGATGGCCGGGTTCCAGGTGGATGCCTTCAACAAGCTGAAGAATCCAGGACCCCTGACACAGGGAACCGTGCTTCCACCCCTCTACGAATCGGGGCTTCATCTGTGGGAACCCCATAAGGATGAAATGAAAAAGAGCCTTCCGGCCCTGGTTCCCTCCGTGTACTTCATTCCCCAGGAGTCCCTGAGTTCGCCCAAACGCCAGGCCGCGGAGAACCCCGCATCGTGGAAGCATTCGGGGTTCTTCGGAATTGACCTGGACTTGGGCGAGAACGCGAATGGAACCGATCCGGCAAAGCTCTTCCGCAGGGCATGCAAGGAAGCCCCGGAGTTCCCCGGATTCTGCTTCCTGTTCCAGAGTCCTTCGGGAGGAATCAAGGTCCTGTTGCGCGTGGACGATGCCACTGTTGAGCTTCTGAATACTGGAACCAACAAGGCCCGGTGGTCCCTGCACCGCCAGCTTTTCCTGTATCTGGCTTCCATGATTGAGGCCAAGGGTTTTTCCGTGGACCTCAAGTGTTCCGATGTTACCCGGCTCCAGTTCCTCTACCGCGACCCCGCCTGCAAGATGCACCTGTTCGCCTCAAACGGAGGCGAGCCTTTTGTCTTTGACCGGGACAAGCTGGCCGAGGCGCAGTACATGTGCCGGAGCCTTGAAGTCCGCGGCGGTGAAGCCATGGACCGTCCCATGGAAGCCACGGAGGACAAGCCCAAAATCCTGCTTGATTTTGCCGGATGGCTGAGGCTGGCCGGGAGAAAGGAATTGGAAGAGGCTGTTTTGAACATGAAGCCAAAACCGGGGGACCCGACGCGCTATGTCTCCTGGTGCCCCTGTTGCAAGGACGTGTGCAAGGGGGCCAGAGCCGATACCGACCTGTCCGTGCAGATCAGTGCCGACAACCAGCTATTTGCTATTTGGAACTGCTTCCATGCTTCCTGCTACGACGACAAGCTGGTCCCGATGAACATGTCCGATTACTGGCGGGCGTTCATTGCATCCTATGAATCGCTGGAGGCCATTGGCGGCGAAGAGGAACTGTCTTACCGGACAACCCCGTTGCTTTCGCGCATTTACCAGGCCCCGCGCAGGTCGTTTGAAGATTTCAAGTTCCTTCCTCCCTACTACGTCGGCTGGTTCCCGGATGTGGTTCCCTCTTCCGAAAAGGATTTGAAGAAGGCCGATGACATGGAAGACCCGCAGACTGTCCAGGAGAACCGGGTTTTCCATGAACTCAAGTACGGAAAGCCCGTGTTTAACATGGTCAATCTGGATTGGTTTCTTCGCAACTGCTTGAATATCATTCCTTATCTTGATATAAGCAATAAATGTCTGATGCTTTTTGATACTTACCGGGGGACGGTATATGACTTGAACAATGAAATGTTCTCTTCCATTTACTCCCGGATCAATGACTTCTTCCCCAAGCCCAACAATGAGCAGGTCATGCACCACCTGCGCTACATTGCCCAGCGCACCAAGTTCCATGCGCTGATGGCCATGGCCTATGAGAAGCCCTGGGACGGCAAGGACCGGGTGACTGAAGTCTTTCATTCCCTGGTCCTGAATCCCGACTGGGAGATGGACATTTCCAACGTGGAAGCTTCGGACCTTTCCCAGTGCCCGTTCTTTGATCCGTCCAAGGAGCTGACCCGCGGGTTCACCGATTCGGTTCTCTATGTGTGGTTCATCAATTTGTGGCGGCGCGTCCTGTTTGCCAATAACATGCTGGACTCCCGCGAGGTTCCCCAGACCGCCTTTCTCATTCTCAACGGCCCGCAGGGCAAGGGGAAGAACCGCTGGGTGTCCGCTTGTTTTTCCAAGTTCGGCTCTCTGCTGGATGAAGTTTCCGAATGCGACCCCAAGAGCAAGGACACCCTGATGAAGCTTTCCTCCACGGTGGTCATCCACTTTGAAGAGCTGGAAAACATGCTCTCCACCGAAGAGAAGCAGGGTGCGTTGAAGGCATTGATTTCCAAGTCGCACGTCAAGGTGCGGCCTCCCTATGGGAGGCAGGAGCTGGAGCTGGCCGTGCAGTCCAGCTTCATTGGAACGACTAACCAGGAGAAGTTCCTTTCCGATGACACAGGGACCCGGCGGTACTTTGTCATCAACATCTCCAGCGTGGACATGGTCAAAATGTCCCACATCGACAAGCAACAGTTCTGGGCGCAGATTCGCTACCTCTCCGAAGAAGCTTCGGAAAAGTTAAGCTTTGCTTCGCTGGAGCCGCTGACTGATTTGAACAATACCAGGAACTCGGTGATCCCCTCCCAGTTCGCCCATCTGGTTCCCTACCTGGTGTACATTAAAAAGGACTGGGAGGTCCCCGGACTTTCCGAACCTGTGGAGCGGTTCCTTCCCTACAAGTTCACCACGGCCAAGAACATCATCGAAACCCTGCTCCGCGCCACCGGGGACGACAGCACCCGCGTGGACAACGGCCGCAAGACCTCAAACGCCTTCTTCAAGTCGGTGCGGAGCTATTTCGGCGTGGAAGCCGAAGACCTGAATTATGTGCGCAAGTTCAACAAGTCGGCCGTCCAGTTGCGCCGAATCCTGCCCCGCAGATACTTTGAAGCCCTGGTGGAAAAGGGGCGGCTGGCCCTGGAGAAAGGGGAGCTGTACACGCCCGAACAGGCCGAAGAGGAACTGGCCCTGTTCATGTAAGCAGAAACAGGAGACGTTTCACAACGCCTCCTGTCTCAGGAATCCAACTAATTTATGAAGACCGCTAATCAAATGGTCTGAAGCAATCATAAGCAAAACAGGAGGAAAGTCAACCAGAAGTTTTTCAAATCTCCCGGCCGTTGATTCGGACCCCAACCCCTAATAAAAACACTTGGAATATATGGATGTAGGGCGGGGTGGTGGAGGCGTGGCCGCCTTCATCCGGGAGGCCCTCTTAAAAAGTTGTTGACACCTGAATCCAGGGAGGTAGGAGAATGGATATGCTGACACGGAGAAAGCCGCGGGCCACTGAAAAGTTTGTCCCGCTCAACAAAACCAACCCTCCGGACTACGTGGTCCGCAGTTACACCAAGCACGCGCTCAGAAACAATGAGCGAAGCTGGAGTGAAGGCGGGGTCGTGTTTGACCTGAGGGAAACTCCGTTCGGGAGCGGCACGGTGGTCAGCTTGCTGGTGTTCGTTCCCGGAAGGAAGAAACAACAATACGATTATTTTGTATGGAAATAGAAAAGAAACGGCGAATCCCTGCGGCTTTTGCGGGAAAGAACTGGGAAGTTTATCCCGATGAAGGAGGGTATCGTGCCAAGTGTTCCAATTGTGGGATTCACACCATTGTATGTAAATCCCAGTATTCGGCGGTACATGCCTATCTGTCAGTAACCCATGCGTATAATTTCACATTGGTTAAGACCAGCGAGGCAGATAACAGGGAGAGAATCCGGAGGAAAGAGGCTATTGCCAAAATCCGTGAGAAGCTTGATCTCTTGCGATATTTCAAGGGACCGCTCCATGAGCTTGATGAAATCTCAACCCTGCTGGAGGAACTGAAATGAACAGCATATTCACTGAAGAAACCTGGGAGGGAATCAAGGACCGCCCGGACATGATCAAGCTTCTTTTCCTCGTGACTCCGGAAAACACCCAGCGGATGATCGCTTTGCTGGAAGAGATGGAGCTGTGCCCGGTCTGCGGCCAGCGGCCCCGGTTCATTTCCTCGTTCACCTGGGACAACCAGCCCTTGTACCAGTTCCGGTGCTGTAACATCCACACTTCCCAGGGAATCACGATTGAAGACTCCCTTCGCTTCTGGAATGCGGGGGCTATGAACTTCCCCCCTTACCTGCGCCTGAAGCCCGCGGATGTTGTTTGCGTCCGCACGCCGGAGCGCAGGAGGCTGGAGGTAGCGGTCCATGCGGTGAACCGGATGGAGGGAACAATCACCTGCGGGGAAGACGTGTATCCGGTTTCCTGCATCGTCGAATATCCGGCCCGAATCCGCAAGCATGTCCAATGAAGCAATATGGTTGTTGGTAATGGGAATAGTAGGAATCCTTTTCCTTTGGGGCGGTTCCCACTGTCCCAGGTGTTCCCGCAAGGAGTCCGGCTTTTGTAAGAACTGCAACTGGAATCCTTGTAGTGACGAAAGAGAAGGAGAACTTCACAACAATTTTAAAAAGAAGTAATTATGGTACTTGAAGCTTTAATCATCGCGGCTATTGTAGCCATCATCGACTGGCTCGTCCGCAGACCAAAATCATGAAAACAATACTGGAACACGCACGCATGTTGAGCCGGGACCGCCTGTCCCTGGGGTTCAACGACACCTTCCCGGAGATGATTGAAAAGCTCCGGGAGGAATTGAAGGAGCTGGAGGAAGTCCCCGGCTCGGCCGATCCGAGCTATGAGCTGGCTGATTGCCTTCTGGTACTGGCCCGGATGTTCAATTTGCTGAATATCGATCCGGAGAAAGCGGTGGAGGAAAAGATGCGGATTCTTCGGAGACGTTATGCCCTGGCGCGTACTCTCCGGGAGTCCTTCCCGGAAAAGACTCACGAACAGCTCTACCAAATGGCCAAGGGAATCCTGAGAAATAAGAAGCTCAATTGCCTGTTCCGTCATTCCCCGGGCAATCCTTGCACTACCTGCATTTATGATGAAAGCATTGACAAGCCTTTTTATTCCTGTCCCCAGAAGGGAAACTCGGATAACTGCACTCTATACACCCCTAAGTAATTGAATATGAATAATAATCAAGAAAATATAATGATAATGGCTCCCTACGTGGATGTCTTGACCACTCCCAATGCTCTCGTTGACCAGTTGCAGATTGCCGCCCGCGCGGGCCATTGCTGTTACCAGAGCGAGGGAAAGACCCCGCTGGAAGCATTCCTTCGCCGCCTCATTGAAAGCGGGCATGAAAGCGTGCTGGAGCATGCGTCCATTTCCTTCCGGATGGTGACCAACCGGGCAGTCACCCACCAGCTTGTGCGCCACCGCATTGCTTCTTATTCCCAGGAGTCCATGCGCTACTGCAAGTACAAGAACCAGGTGGTGTTTATCGAACCGCCGATTGGAACATTCGCCAATGAAGAAGTCCGGAAGGTCTGGGTGGATTCCTGCCGGGAAGCGGCCATCCGCTACCAGGACCTCCTGGAAGCCGGAATCCGGGCCGAAGATGCCCGCGGCGTTCTCCCCCAGGATACCAAGTCCGAGATTTACGTCACCATGAATCTGCGGGAGTTCCGGCACTTTCTGAAGCTCCGCACCAGCCGCCATGCCCAGAAGCCGATCCGTCTGCTGGCGTGCAGGTTGCATAGCTGGATGAAGCTCAACTCTTTTGAGTTCCTTATCTTTGACATTGAACCCTATACGAAAGATTTATAATAGGCTTTACAATCCAATCGCACCCGATAAGATGATTTTAAACAATGGATGCGAACGACAATTTAACGCCTGAAGAAAAGGAATGGATTCTCTCTATTGCCGATGTCATTGCGGCCAGTTCCAAAAAGATTGACCACATAGTTCAGAAGCTCTCCTATTCCTTCTCCACAGTCCATGATCCGGACGTGATCAAGGGGCTTTACGCCCCGCTCGCCGGGTGCGAGGATTTCAGTCCGGACATGGAAAAAGCCCTTGTCGTTCACATCAACTGTTCATCTTTCAAAGGCCCCTACCATTTCACCATCTCCTACCTGCGTGGATTTGGAACCCATACGCGGCTCCGGGAAGCCTTGAGCGAAGAAACCCTTTCCCGAATCATTAGAATCTATTCAGATGTGGAATCCCAGAATACCTAAGACCACTATTCGCCAGCTCCAGTTGACGGAGATTGAAAAGAACCTGAAGGCAATCAGCGAATTGAATGTAGCCGCCAGCTTCGTCGTCTCCGAAAAGGGGGACTTGGAAGTGGTGTACACCATCCCCGACGGAAAGAAGTCCAAGACTTTTGCCAAGCGGTACAGCGTGATTCAGTATGAAACCGCTGTTTCGGATACCGGCCAGTTCCTCTGCCATTTAAAGAACTTCAACTCCGCACAGGCATAATTCCAACCCCGGAATGTTCCACGTGGAACATTCCGGCTTTCATACCCCTGAACGATGACTGCTAAAAAAGACTTTGACCCAGATTGCTACAAGCTCTCCGGCGACGTGATCGCCGTGGACTTTGAAACCTTTTACACGTCCGAATATTCCCTGAAGGAACTGGACTACCGGACCTATTGCAAGGACCCGCGCTTTGATTCCTACATCATGGCCGCCTATGACGGCCAGAACCGGGCGGTGTGCCATCCATCCAAGTTCGACTGGAGCGTCACCAAGGACAAGACCGTGGTGGCCTTCAACGCCGCCTTCGACCGGACGGTGTACGAGCTGGGCCTGGGTGCCCCGTGCGACTGGCCGATGAAGGAGTTCGTCTGCGCCATGGCCGCGTGCCAGTACATCGGCATCCCCGGTTCCCTCTCCAAGATCGTGGCCCAGGTGTTCGGAGTCACCATGAGCAAGGAGGTCCGCGACAAAGCCAAGGGGGTGGACTTCTCCAAGCTGGAGGTGATCCCCGAAGACATGAAGGAGTATGTGGCCTTTGACGCGATCTGGTGCTGGAAGCTGTGGGAGAAGTTCGGCCGATTCTGGCCCAGTGAAGAACGCATCTGCTGGTCCAATACCGTGGACATGGGGCTTCGCGGGTTCCCGACTTCCAGGGAGTTCATCACCAATGCCGTTGACCACTTTGCCAAGGCCGCTGAAAAGTATGCCGACGCACTCCCGATGGATAAGAAGCTTTCCCGGCCCCAGTTGCTGGCCGAGATTGTGAAGCTGGGACTCCCGGTTCCCGAAACCACCCGCAAGGATTCCCCCATCTTTGATGAATGGCTGGAGCAGTACGGGAAGTTCGTCCCGTGGCTGGGCAACCTCCCGGCTCTTCGCTCGGCCAACAAGAACCGCCGGAACATGGAAGTGCTGGTCCCCCGGTGCTTTGTGGATGACAAGGGGATGGAGCGGTGCAGTTACGATTTGAAATACTTCGGAGCCACCACCGGACGCTGGGCCGGGGGTTCCAAGTTTAATATCCAGGGGCTTCCCCGCGAACCCAAGGAAGGCATCGACATCCGCAACATCATCCAGGCTCCCGAAGGTTACAAGCTGATTGTCAGTGACTTCGGGCAGATTGAAGGCCGCATCATACTGTGGCTTAACGGCTATGATGATGTATTGGAACTATGCCGCCAGGGGGTTGACCTGTATTCGGCCGTTGCCTGGATTTGGAAGATCATCCCGGAAGGCGAGGACCTGAAGAAATGGGACGCGAGCCATGGAACCCACATCCGCAATCCCTTGAAAGCCGCGGTACTTGGAGCCGGGTTTGCACAGGGGGCCGCGGGCCTTCACCGGAGCAACCCCTGGCTGACGGAAGAACAGTGCGAGCAGATGATCCGTCTTTACCGCACCAACTTCAACCGCGTGGTCCAGTGGTGGAATACGTTGATGGAAATTGCCAGGGCCGGGTTTGCTTCTCCTTCCCGCTCGTTCTATCTGACGCTCCCTTCCGGGCGCAAGATTATTTACCGCAACTGCTACCGCAAGCTCATTGAAAAGAAGAACGGCCAGAAGGCCATGGTCTGGGTAGTGGACCAGGGGAACCGCACGGCCATCATCAATGCCAACCTGCTTTCCAACAACTTCGTCCAGGGAACGGCCCGCGACTTGATGATGAATGCTTTTAATCATGTTTCCGCGGAAGATGTCATTGAACCTGTGACCATTGTACATGACGAAATGGTGACGCTGGCCTCCGAAGACAATTTGCAGGACAAGGCCCGCTACCTGTCCATGTGCATGACCGATGCCCCTGCCTGGGCCAAGGGCCTTCCGCTGGTCGCCGAACCGTCTATCATGGACAAGTACACGAAGGATTAAGCCATGCCGACCCGACGAATCCGACTGACCAATACGGGAAACGCCTCCCGGAAAGTCCTGGAGACGCAGAAGGTGTATGTTCCGGAACCCCTGAAGCCGTTCCCGCCGCAGGAGCGGTGCATCGGTGAGATGCTGGAGTCCATGCGCCGCAACGGGATTGTGCTGAACTCCAGCAACACGGGGGTGGGCAAGTGCTTCGGAAAAGGAACTCCTGTTCTAATGTTCGACGGTACGGTTAAACCCATTGAACAAGTAAATGTTGGAGATAAAATAATGGGTCCGGACTCTTGTCCCCGTCAAGTTTTGAGTCTTGCTCGTGGCCAAGCTCCGATGTATCGTATCGTCCCTGTTAAAGGTGATCCCCATATTGTTAACGATGAACATATTATAACAGGTATAATTTCTGGAACAACACCTGTAAAAACTTCATTGGGAGGTAGAAAATATCAGGCAGGGGAATTGATTGATATACCTCTTAAAGAATATCTTTCCTCATTCAAAACTTTTAAACACCGATTCAAGCTGGTAAGGATCGGAGTAGATTTCCCGGAGATAGAGAAACCGGAGCTTGATCCTTATTTTGTAGGGGTTTATTTGGGTGATGGCTCTTCACCTGTAACAGTAAATGGAAAGCTCTACCCGTGTTCTCAAATAACCAATGTTGATAATGAGGTATTGGAATATTGTAAAGAGTATGCTGAAAGTATCGGATGGAGGGCAAAAGAAATAAAAGCAGTAAACCGTGTTACACCTTTAAGTTTTACCAGTATAAGCAAGGACCAAGAACTTCCACGACAGATTATTTATAGAAATATTTTTAATGGGAAGGAACGACGGATAAAGCACCCATATAAATGTGGAAGTTATGGAACCCGATTAAATGTTCTTGCAGGTATAATTGATACTGATGGATATTTAATACACGGATGTTATGAGATAGCCACAAAATACAAAGGATTTTGCGAAGATATATTATTTGTAGCCAGATCATTAGGGTTTGCCTCCTATTCTAAGCTTAGGAAAAAAGTCTGTACCAATACTAATAAGGAAGATTTATATTATATAATTGTTATATCTGGAAATATAAGTCGAATACCTGTTCGAGTATCGAGAAGAAAATGTTCAATTAGAAAACAAAAGAAGAACGTTTTAAGAACTGGATTTAAAGTAGAGGCAATAGGTATCGGAGATTACTATGGGTTTGTAAACGACGTGGATCATCGTTTTCTCCTTGGTGATTTTACCATTGTCCATAATACCTTGATGGCTGTGGAAACGGTGAAGCGCATGGGGAAACGCCCGGTGGTGGTCTGCCCCAAGGCTGTGGTCTCTTCCTGGGAGCGCGCCCTGGACCAGCAAAAGGTGGAGTATTACGACGTGCTTACCTATGCCAAGCTGGTCCGTGGAAACACCCGGTGGTACAAGCCCCCGGTTCGCCGGGACAAGCGGTGCGTCAACCTCGGCCGCTGGAACCTCCCGGATGATGCCGTGCTTATCTCAGACGAGGCCCAGGCCCTCCGGGCTGGGCGGTTCTCTTTGCAAGGGCTGGCCTTTGTTTCGGCCGCCCGCATGAAGATACCAACGATCCTTCTCTCGGCTACACCCTTCATCAATCCGCTGGACATGGGCTACTTCGCCTATGCCTTCGGCATGTTCACCAACTACATCTCCCAGACGGCCTGGATGCTTCAGCATGGATGCACCCACGCTTTCTGGGGCGGCCTGGAGTTTGTCCGCACTTCAGTCACCATCTCCCACATGGAGCGCATCAACTCCCGTCTCAAGGAAGCCGGGATTCTGACCAAGGTGGACCGCTCGGAAATGGCTCCCTACTTCACCACCTCCTTCATCCAGACCGTGCTGGTGGACTACGACAAGGAGACCGTCTCCCGGATCAACAGCATGCAGAAGTGGCTGGAGAAGATGGAGAATACATTGGATGCCGACCTGATCAAGAGCGAGGAAGCCATGATGAAAGCCATTGAGGAAGGCCGGGACTATGCCGGGCCTCCGGCTGTGGTGGAATTGCTCCGCGCCCGGCAGGAAGTGGAGCTTCACAAAATCCCGACGATTGCCGAGTTCCTGCAAAACCTTCTGGATGAAGGTTGTTCCGTGGTCGTGTTCCTCACTTTCCTGGACAGCATCAATGCGCTGGAAGAAATGTTCCCGAAGGTTCCCTCCGTCCGGATTGATGGAAGGCAGTCCAAAAAGAGCCGCCAGGCGGCCATTGACAAGTTCCAGCGGGACGAAGCCCATATTGCTTTCATTCAGATTCAGGCCGGGGGAGCCGGACTCTCCCTGCATGACATCAATGGGCAACGTCCCCGTGCCTCCCTTTTAAGCCTCTCCTACAGCCTGATTGATAATGTCCAGGCATTGGGACGCATTGACCGCGCCGGAGCCAAGAGCGACACGCGGCAGTTCATTTTGGTTGCGGCCAACACCATTGAGGAAAAGATCGCCGCAGTCATTGAAGAGAAAAAAGAAAACCTGGAAACACTGATAGAAAAATGAGTACCCCTGTAAGTCATACCAAGTATTCACCTTCCAAGGTGATGATGATCGCTACCTGTCCCGGCTATGAAGACCGTGAGCGGGAAGACGAAGAAGAGGACGAGTTCTCCCCGGCCGCCGTCGGTTCCCGAATCCACTATGCCCTGGAGAAGCAGGACCCCGAACCCCTGCTGTCCGTTCATGAATCCTCCCTGTACAACCGGGCCAATACGGACCTGGAATCCCTGCTGGATGAACTCTGCTCCCTCTGGGGCGTGGGGCGCGGGGAGTTGAACATCATCCGGGAGCACAAGTTCCGCGGGGTGACGTTCAAGGGCCTGAAGGAAAAGCAAAGCGGGACGGCCGACGTGCTGATCCGGTGCGGCGACAAGTCCTGCATTGCCGACTACAAGATGGGTCTTCTCCCCGTGACTCATCCCAAGGATAATTCCCAGCTGATGATCTACGGTGTGTTCGAGTTTGCCGAGAACCGCCAGTGCCAGGAGTGTTACCTGGCTGTGATCCAGCCCACGCTTTCCGACAGCCTGAAGGTGGCCCGGATGGTCCGCTCTTCCAAAAAGAAGGTTCGGGAAAACCATGTCAATCTTGCGGCCAAGGATTACCGCCAGGCCCGCGACGGCTACAAGGCGGTGATTTCCCGGAGGAACCGCGACCAGGCAAATCCGTTTACCTACCAGTCCTCCCCGGACGTGTGCCCGTATTGCGCCAAATGTGCGTCCTGCCGCCGGGTGACGGAGCTGGCCATTTCCTTCTCCGCGGAAGTGCTGAAGGAAGAAGACCTGAAGGGAACCGACATAAGCAACATTTTGGATGCCGTGCAGAACAATGTGCTGGTAGGCAAGTTGTTATCCTTTTACAAGGTGGCTTCCGAGGCTCAAAACCAGTTGAAGGAAACGGCCAAGAGCCTCAATGCCATGGGGATTCCGGTTCCCGGCTGGAAGTTCGGCAATGGCGGCGAGCTTCTGACTGTGAACAAGGAAGCCCTGACCGCTTACCTGCGGGAAGAGCTGACGCAGGAAGAGCTGATGGCATGCACCAACAGCGTCTCTTTCAAAAAGGCCCTGGTGGTCCTGCTGGACAAGATGGCTCCTGAAGCGAACAAAAAGGAAAGGGATGCCATCAAGCAAGCCCTGATCAATGACCTGGAGACTTCCGGGATCGTGACGGCCCGGAAAACTTCGGTTCGTCTTTTGAGGGAAAAATAAGTTGCTTTAATTTAACTATGTTTCAGAGTCGTAAAGTGAAAGTTCATTTGAACAAGTTCCAAAAAGAATTGGTTCATCGGAATTTTGGTGCTTCAAGATTCCTTTGGAATTGGGGATTGGAAAGACTCAACAAATGGTGGGAAGAGAACAAAGATACCCCAAGGATCAGCGGCCCAAAAGGCCATCCGCTTTTGACCTTGGGAATGAAATAAGAAAGCTTAAGAAAGAGGACTCTAATTTCATGTGGCTTAATGAGTGTGATTCTCAAATACCGAAGTTTGTTTTCGACAATCTCTCAAAAGCATTTCAGCGCTTTTGGTCACATTCGGCAAGTTACCCTAAGTTCAAGAGTAAGAAAGAGTTAAGACAGTCTTATTCTTCTGTAAGTCCCACAGTTCCACGTCTTGAGGATGGTAACCATCTTCGCCTTGCTAAACTTGGTCGGGTCAAGTTTTACAACAAAGGTTATATCCCAGATGTGAAATTGAAACGAGCCACTCTTTCTACGGATGGGATTGATTACTATTGCTCAGTTCTTTTCGATTACCCTGTTGAGTCTCTTCCTTTAGTAAATAAAGAAGTTGGTATTGATCTTGGCCTCAAATCCACTGTGACTTGCTCTGATGGAAAAGTCTTTTGTTGGAACCCTTTGAAGCGTTCATTGCGTCGCATCAAGCTTTCTCAAAGACATTTTTCTCGTTGCCATAAAGGTAGCAAGAGACGCACAAGAGCCAAAATCGCATTGGCAAAACGCAACAGACGCTTAATGCGCCAACATACAGACTTTATCCATAAAATGACTTCATTCCTTGTTCGCGAGAACCAAGCGATTCGGATGGAGACGCTCAACACCAAGGGCATGATGAAAAACCATCATCTCGCCCGAAGTATTGGAGAGCAATCATTTTATGAGATACGTCGTCAGCTTGAATATAAATGCGTTCGTGCAGGACGTACGTTTGAGCTTGTTGATCCATGGTACCCTTCATCGCAGTTATGTTCTTGTTGCGGAGAACGTCATCGTGCGATGAAGGATTTATCCAAGCGCACATTTAAATGTCCTTTTTGTGGCTATACCGCAGATAGGGACCTGAATGCGGCGTTGAATATTTTAAAATATTGTACCGATGAGGAGTCGGAAACTTACGCTCGTGGAGATTCGAGTTCACTAGAGACTGGGAGAACCAGTGGAAGGTTAGCGAGTTGTCGAAGCGAGAATCATAGAAATTTATTCTAGATAATTAAGGATATGAATTTTTAATGAACTCCTAATTGACTTTGCTTCCCGCTGTGATAGCCTTAACCCATCCTTAATAGGATAACAGGGGTATTGCTCGTCAGGGAGGTTCTGCGGATTCTCCCTGGCGGGTTGACCCCGCCAGCAATACGAACATATAATCATACGAGAGATATGCCTAAAGTAGCACCGAAAGACGAAGAAGTAAAACCTGCCGATGTAGTTGAAGAAACCCTTGCGACTCCTCAAAAAGGTGAAGTGGCCACGGCCGTAAAGCCGGACCAGACCGTAGCCGCCATTAGTGGCGACTTTGATGCCAGCGACATTAATTACCCCTACCTGAAACTTTATTCCGGCCAGGGAACTTACGCTTCCGAGATTGATGGAAAGGTTGGGGATATGATCATTTCCTCCCCGCTCCTGACTTCCGTGGTGGCCAACAGTGAAAACCCCCTGGAATGTATCGTCCTGTCCCTGAACAAATCCTACCGGGAACGCATGGCTTATGATGCCAACACGATCCCCCGCGCGTTCCAGACCCGTGATGAATATCTCGCTGAAGGATTCACCGACCGCGATATTAACAATGTGGCTTCCATGATCCTGCTGATCAAGCGTCCGGAAACCGTCGTGAAGAACTCTTCCGACAGTGCCTTGGACATCTTCTTCCAACAGGAGTTCATGGGTTCCAAGTGGTGCATGGCCCGTTGCATTGCCAACGGCAACCAGTACAACACCATCGGCAAGCCGCTCTACACCTTCGCCATGATGGCCTCTGATCCCGCCCTTGCTCTCCGTCCCTTCCGTGTTAAGATCGGTTGCACGGTGGAAGTGAGCAAGACCACTGGAGCCAAGTATGGGAAGTTCCGCGTGAACATCAACCCCAACAAGATCGAAGGCCAGGTCGAAGCTCTCCAGGAATCATCCATGGGTGAGTTCCTGAAGTGACTCGCGCCACGCCAGGCGCGTGGATTGAAACAAACCTGAAGTAGGTTGACAACTCTCCGATAAATCCATAGAATCCCCGTAACCCCTTAGAAGGTTGCGGGGATTTCTATTTATCATGAAGACGTTAAAGTTCCGAATCATTGCGTGCGACCCCGGAAAAAAGAATGGCGCGCTGGTCCACCTGGACACCAAGAACAAAGTCATTTACTACGGAGCAATGCCTCCGAAGCTTCAGGGGGTTGTGGACTTCCTCCGGCTGGTGCAGACTCCGAAGGCCGCCCGGTTCTACTATGAGTTTCTGACCTATGCCCAGGGAGGCCGACGCGATTCGGAAGGCAACTTCATCCGCTTGAGCAACCCCCGGTCCATGGGTGTGCTGGGCGAAAACGTCGGAGATCTCAAGGGAACCGCAACAGCCCTGGGGATGAAGGTGGTTCCGGTGTTACCCCAGCGATGGCAACGAACAGTCGGAGCCTATGAGACCGGACTGACTTCTTCCGGCATTGGCTACCAGAAATGGAAGCGGCACTTGAAGGTCATTGCCCAGGAACTTTTCCCCCAGATCAGGGTAACGCTGATTACCGCAGATGCACTGCTGATTGCCCTGTACGCCTACCGGACGGAGATGGAGGACAACTCATTGACTCTGGAAGATTGGAAAGCAATCCTGGTTAAACCCTGATGGCAAGGAAGTTCACAAGGTATGGACGGGCATGGGAGGTTGGAACCACGGACATCAATATTGAACTGTGGTGTTTCAAGTACGCATGGCCGGAAGAAAAAGGGGGCCTGGGCCGTTACGGACACGCGGTCAACTGCATCAATCTTTTGTGGAACTACCGGGATTCTCCCACTCCGGTCATCTGGAACCCCTGGCTGGAATATGGGTTGAAGCACGCCTGTGAAAACGACGTTTGCATTATGGGTGGCGGTTCTTCCTGCGGCAAGTCCATGATTATGGCCCTGCTGGCCCTGCTGTTTTATTTGGCCGACCCCACCAATACGATGTGCTTGATCACGTCCACGACTATTGAAGGTGCTAAGAAGCGTATCTTCAAGGACGTGAAAAGATTCTGGCGGTCCGAGTTTCCCGGCAAGCTGGTAGATGGGAAGGGACAGATCAAGGGTCTCAACGATGAAGGCAAGATCGACGATTCCCGCGGCATTCATATCATTCCTTGTGCCAACATCGGGGACCCCCGCTCCAGGTTTATCGGGATCAAGTCAAAGAACATGCACGTCTTTTATGACGAGTTGTCCGAACTTCCCATTGAACTGGTGGAAGTCTGGAGAACCAACCTGCGGACCAACGCCGTGGACACCCCGCCGACGCTGATTGCCGCGTCCAACCCGAAGGGCCGCATGGATGCGTTCGGTCTTTTGGCCACTCCCAAGCGCGGGTGGAAGTCAGTGGACTTGATGGAAGACGAGCTATGGGAAACGGAGGATGGAATCTACATCCGGTTCGATAACCTGAAGAACCCCCGGATTGTTTGCGGCCGGGAGGACTGGTCTTTCTTCACGCCCAAGCAGGTCATCGACGATGCCATCACCCGGTATGGCGAGAACTCCCCGCAGGTTCTCCGGTTCTACAAGGCTACCTTTTCCGATGACATTGAGGAAGGTTGCTTGATGTCTGAGGCCGAGATTATCAACGCCGATGCCGACACGCGCCCTCTGTGGGGGCCAGAGCCTGTGACTAGGATCGCGGGGCTGGACCCGGCCTATACCAATGGCGGGGACCAGGCTTGCCTGAAGACGGCCATCATGGGCTACGACATTGACCATCACTTTTGCGTCTGCATTGACAAGACCTTCTTCATCAAGTCCACGGCGACCAAGGAAGAGAACAAGGAACGAAACTTTGATGTGGCCAAGCAAGTAGCCGAGATTCTGGAAACGGAAAAGATTCCCCCGGCCAATCTGGCCGTGGACGTGACCGGAGGCATTGCGTTTGCCGAGATTCTGGCTTCCTTCATCGGGGCCAAGTTTTGTTCCGTCTCTTTCTCCGGCAAGGCCAGTGCCTCCCCGATGTCAGCCAACATCCCGGAACGCGGATGCGACCTTTACGCCAACAAGGTCTCTGAATTGTGGGGAGCCATCAAGCTGGCCCTGGCCTCGCGCCAGCTCTATGGCCTGGACCCGGAGACGATCTCCGAGCTGACCACCCGGCATTACGAGACCCGCGGCAAGCTGATCTGCGTGGAGCGAAAGGAAAAGATGAAGAAGCGTCTGGCCCGAAGCCCGGACAGTGCGGATGCCGTAGCCCTGGTCATCCACATGATGGTTCGCCTGAATGCCCGCGAGTTTGGAAAGATCAACCAGCGCAAGGTTCGGCAAGCCCAGGTGGATGTTACCCAGCACCGCCGGGATGCCAACGGGAACCGGATCATTTCTGAAAGTGAGATTGCCTCTTACTTGAAAGACAGCCGGGACTTTGTTATTGTCCATGAACCCCAGCGTACTTGGCGCGACGACGTGGCCGAGTACCAGAAACTCCTATATCAACGATGAACGTTTTAAAAGCCGCCAGCCTTGAACCCCAGACCGAGGACATGATGACCGCCAAAAAGAAGGCGATTGCCCAGTACAAGGACGGGGTTCCCATTTCCGTGATTGCTTCCTGTACTGGATTGACCGAAGCCCAGCTCAATGCCTTCCTTGAGGAAGTGGAGTTGAGCAAGGAGGAATTGCAGGTAAGGGATTCCATGCTGGCTACTTACTACAAGAGCGCACAGTCCATGGCTATCCAGCGGAGGACCCAGCGGATTGATACGATCTGCACCATTCTGGATAAAGTCAATAGTGATTTTTCCGAGCTGATGGTAAAGGGGATGCGGAAGATCAAAGAGTTCGTGGACGACTGCGACCCTTCTACCTACAAGGAACTGGCCAACCTGCTTTCCGTGCTGAAGGGTGCCAACGAACTCAACGCCAGCATGCACAAGGCATTGTCCGATAATGACGTTGAGTTGCTGAAGCAGTTGCTGAAGGACATTGAGATTGAGCAGACGGACACCACGCGACAGATTGTGATGCAGACAGAAGTGGATGCTTCAGGCAATGTCATCTTGGATGAAGAGGGAAAGCGCAAGGAAGTTCCCGTTGTGGAGGAAAACAGCGTCCGGCGCAAGATCGTGGTAGGGAATCCGAAAAAGCCTTGATCTCTGAACCGGAGTCTTTAGGATCAGGATATGCCCCCGAAGAAACCTGACTTCCATGACATCTTTAAGAAGTACCTTCCTCTGACCCTTTCCCCGGTTCCGGAAGATACTGTCCTGGCTGAAAGCCCCACCTGCCTGGATGAATCCAAGGAGCCGCTGACCATCGGCCTGGAATGCGGCGCGTTGAAGGTGGAGGCTTTTTCCAATTCCATTTACAGCCCCTACATTCTTTCCTGCGTTTGCGGCCGCAGGTTCCGGGGAAACAAATCCCTGTTCCTGAACCAGCGGCATTGCGGGTGCTTTCACAAAGCCATCCGGATGGCCTACCTGATCCGGATGCGGATTGAAGCCCTCCGGGTCTGGATGGGAAACATCCAGGACTGGCTGGCCGACATGAAGGTCATCCAGGAGTACATGGTCAATTTCCTGACGGAGGCCGGAGCCGTTGCGGACCGGAGGCGCAAGGTGATTGCCCAGGTGGAGAAAGGCGAATGCGTCCCCGACCTTCACCATACCGCTGTGGACTTTACCCAGCAGGAGTTTCTTGACTTCTGGTTCCTGGTCTCCCCGCCGACGGAGTATGCCAAGTGGTTGAAGCAACTGGCCAAGCATGCGCGTGAAGACTACCCCTTGTGGGAATCCATCCCTATCACCAGTCTGGACGGCTACGAAGACTTGAAGAATGAACTTCCGGAGTTTGACGCGGCTTCCTTCATCAACTTGATCAATATGCTGGTTGCCAATGAATCAGCTTATTATGAGCCGGGAACTGAGAAGCTTGCCAAGTTCAGCCATGATTTATAAGGGAACACGAGACCAGATTCGAGGAAAGCTGGTCAGTCCGGACAGTGAGAACTCCCAGCTTTACCCGGAGATTCAGAAGGAGCGGAAGGTGTGGGGGCGTGCCTGGAAGTACCGGGATGTCCTGAATGCGTTCGTCAGTCCGAAGATGAAGGTGCGCCCGTTTACCGGGGAGATTGAGTCCCCCAATATTTATCCGTATGACTTGTTGACGGTTAAGCATAACTATCATTTTCTAACAGCATATCGGTATTATATTTCCAATGAACGCCGGGACATGCGCTATTTCCGCTACCCGGTCCTTACTGATTTAAATTGTGGACTTCCCCACGTTTTATTGTATCATCCGCTTGTTGAGTCTCAATTTTATTGGCGGTGGTATTCGTTTTCCCGGCTCGTTCTGGACCGGGCCTTTACGCTCAACCCCCATCAGTATGTTGAACTTCTGAAACCCGCGAGCTTCAACATCCCCATTCGGGACATGAAGCATGTAATTTAAAATCAAAGATATGTTCGTATCTATCCCATGTGATCCTAGGGTTCTGTCCCGGCAGAACGAAATCATTGCCACCATGACCAGCGGGGATACTTCCTCCCTTGCTGAACACGATCTGGTCATTCTCACGAATTACCAGCACGTCTCCGATGCCAACGCCTTCGTGTTGAGCCTCGGTTCCCTGTTCTCCACCTGCAAAGTCGTGGAGCTTCCCTACCCGGTTGTTGGCACCTATGCCCTCGTCAATGCCTTGTTTGCAGAGATGATGTCCTATGCCAAGAACATGTGCGGCCCTCATGCCAATATCGTGGTCCCGGTCTTCTGGCTCTCCGAGCGAGGCAACCAGTCCATCACCCCTGCGGGCCTGGATGAACTGGAAGCCATGTACATGAAAACCAAGCAGGTCGTCCTGTATGGGGAAGCTTACGAGATGGAAGCCACTGCTGTGGAAGGCGCGCCCAATGGCGTGGTTCATTCCAAAAAGGAATTGATTCTGGATTCCTTCGTCTTCCCGCATGATATGCTTTCCCGCTACGGGTCCGTCGCCCCGATGGTCCGGGGGATGCTGGCTACCGACCACTTCCGTCACCTCCTGGCCCGTGCCTTTATGGAAAGTGCCCGGCAGGTCCAGGACTGGGAGAAGACCATCACGGTCCTTGGAGAGCCGCTCCCTACGGTGAAGCCGGAGTACAAGCCCAAGGTGGTGTCCAGTCCTGCTGAAGCAACGATGGCCGGGTTCACTCCGAACGTGGAGCAGGGAGCCATTCCCACCGTGGAAGGAACCCTCCCCAAGAGTGTGGCCAAATCCCTGAAGAGGAAGAAGGCTGAGATTGAGGAAGCGGCCAAGAGGGCACGTGAAGCCATGGGAGTAAGCCCGGAAGAGTTTGAGGCGAAGATCAAGAAGGCTCGTGAAGCCAAGGGCAAGGATCAGGAAGATGAATCCGAAGCCAAGACTCCTGAAGTTCCCGTTGACGAAGCGGCCACTTCTGATAAGGTAGAAGCCGACAAACCTGAATAAATATGGCGAAGAAATCTGATGCGAAGAAATTACCCCAGGAGCCGAGCGCGACTACCGGGGTGATGGGTGTAGTGGATGCCGAAGGCAATTTGCTCAAGGATCGTGTTCCGACCGTTGAGGGTGCCCGCGCCCTTTTGCTCGCCTGTCTTCAAGCAGATTTTTTCAGTCGAAGGCTCCGCGTCATTGCTCAAGCCGAGCTTGATGGCGCGGAGCCTTACGACCAGATGGCCCTGATCCAGACGGGCCAGCAGTACCGGACCAACGTCAACTTCCGGGCCATGAAGCTGGCTCATGAAAAAGCTCTGGCCGCTCTCCGGGACTGTCTCAATAATAACCCTTATTTCTGTTCAGTACGAACAAAGTATGGGAATCCATCCATGAGTCATTTTTACTCGGAGCGCATGAGCTACGAGATCACCAAAATGATTCGCAACATGCCGGGCTATGATTCCCGGCTGAATTATCTTCTTCATTGTTTTGGCTTCCATGGATTCGCCACGGCCTACTTCGACGACCGTGATACCTGGTACTGGAATGCCGGGGGCCTTGATGACTTTGCCTTTGAACGGGATGTTAAGCCCGACCCCAGTACGCTGGAGCTGGTGTTCGCCACGCGCGACCTTCGCGCCCATGAACTCTATGCGTATGTGCGGGACCAGAAGAATGCGGAGGAAGCGGGCTGGAATGTCAAGGCCGTTCTCAATGTTTTAAAGACGCGATCCTACAATGTCAACAACCCCTGGACGGTGGACACGGACATTGAACGGATGCAGAAGAACCACGACATCACCTTGGAGGACATGATCGGGACCACCATTCCCATCGTTCACATGTATGTCCAGGAGTTTGACGGAACCGTGACCCATTCCGTCTTTTACCGGGACACCGCGCAATCTTCCCTTCAGAATGAAGCCGGATTCACCGGAGGGGACTTTGAGTTGAATAACGAGTTCCTGTATAAGAAAAAGAAGGCGTATGAATCCATGGAGGAAGCTTTCATCATGTTCCCCTACGGGACTTCCACTAATGGAGACATCCATGCCCTCCGCGGATTTGGCCATGACATTCTCCCCATGGCGCAAAGCCATAGCAAGTTGATGTGCGCTTCCGTGGATATTGCCCAGCAGAACCTTTCCTACACCATCACACCCAAGAATGAGGCGGCGCGCGTGAGCCAGGCAGTCTCCCCGATGGGAGCCTACACGGTTGTTGACCCCAATTTTGATCTGAACTCTCCCACCCCCATCAATATTGATGCAAGTGCGGGTCCCGTGATGGCCATGCTGGCTGACAGTTCTAGGCAACACTTAGGAGAAATTGATATAACTGCCGATGCCGGGAACAGCAAGACGCAGTTCCAGGCTGAGGTTATGCTGGGCCAGGCGACCTTGATCAGCAAGAATGTGCTTGAACGTTTGATTCGTTGCTTCACTTCCCTGATGAAAGAACAGGTGCGCCGGATTGTTCGCATGGATGTCAAGGACGAGTCGGTGCGCGGGTCCGTGGAAGTCAAGCGGCTCCGTGACGATCTGGTTGCCCAGGGGATTCCCATTGAAGCTTTTGAGCAGATCGACGTGGAATGCACCAGGGCGGTTCCTTCCCTTGGGAGCGGCTCCCCGGTACAGCGAAAGATTCTCTACCAGAATGCCATGGGGCTGATGCAGTTCCTTCCGGAGAAAGGCCAGAAGAACCTGGTGCGCCTGATGCTTGGCAATGACTTTGACCCGTTTGTAGTCAGCATGCTGATGCCCGATCCCCAGGCTACATTCAACAACGCCAACCAGGAAGGTGTGGCCATTCAGCAGAACTATTGGCTGGAAGAAGGACGCGAAGTTCCGGTCCTTCCGGAAGAAGACCACCGGACGCATGCGGCCATTCACGCCCGCTACATCATGAGCCTGATTCCGGATATGGAACTGACCAAGGAGGAAATGGCCCAGCTCGCTCCGGTGATTCAAAGCCTGGTGGCCCAGCTTGCCGCGCACATGGATTACCTGGCAGTTCGCAAGGAGTTCATCCCTGAGTTCAAGCAGTGGGAAGAATTGATCAAGCGGTGCAATGAAATAATCACCAATGGAATGCGCGCCCTTGAAGCCATGCAACGTGAAGCCCAGCAGACCCAGATGATGGAAGCTGAAGCTGGAGGCCAGGGCCAGCCCTTGACTGAAGAGCAGATGAAGCAAATGGCCTTTGAAGCGGAACAGCAACGCAAACAGGCGGCCTTTGAAGCGGAACAGCAACGAAAGGACCGGGAGACCAATTCCAGAATCAGCCGGGATGCGGCGGCCACCGCCAATGAAAACGTAACCGATTTATTAGGATGAAGATTACCCCTCAAGAGTTCCGGGCCGACGAGACCAAAAGAGAGAAGCTCCATGAACTTCTCCGGCATCCGGTGATGCACGAAGCCATCCGCATCGTGCTGGAAATGTATGGCCCCTCTCTTCCAAAATCCATTGATGCGGCCGCCATTCAGGGCGCATTCATTTCCGGAGTGTACGCCGCTTTCAATGGACTGGAAGCGTTGACGGAAATGAATCTGGAAACCGCCTTGAAAAAAGACGAGGATCAACCTCTTCCTCCCTTGACTCCACATCAGATAGCAGATAAATTCATGCAAGAATATGCTTCTAAATTCAGTGCTGTTATCCCTGGTCAAAGCGTTTGTCCAAAACCCCTATCTTTTAATAATCAACAACAATGAGTGATCCTATTATTGCCCCTACTCCGGATGTTACTGTCAACCCCGTCAACGGTGACATCAATCCGTCTTCCATGCCTTCCAGCTCTGCCGGAGGCTTGCTGGACTTGGTGAACGAAGCCATTGCAAAAGCGGATGCCGCGGCCCAGCAACCCACGGAAATCTATGAACAGATGAACCGCGGGGAGTTCGACCCCAACCAGGCTCCCGATGCAACGCAGAATCCTGAACCGGGAAACCCTGCCGAACCTTCCCCGGCTCCGGAGAATGAACAAGGCGGTGAACCTGAAAACGAATCTTCCGAACCCCAGGGTGATGAACCCAGCGAGCCGGAGAACGAAGAAGGAGGGGAACCGACCCAGCCCAAGACCAGTCCCCGCGCTACGCAGAAGTTTGCGGAAATGCGCGTTCAGTTGAAGGAGCAGGAAAAGAAAATCAAGGAGCTTCAGGAGCAGTTGAAAGCCGCTCCGGTTTCCGAGGATGAAAAAGCCGAGCTTGAAAAGTACCGCAATGCTTTCAACGCTTATGCGTTCCGGGAGTCGGAAGAATACAAGAACGAAGTGACCGTTCCTTTCGAGAAGGCCAATGCGTCCTTGAATAGCATCATCCGGACCAATGCCCTGGATGCCGATGAAACCTTCCAGAAGATCAATGCCATTGTGGAAAACACCACGATGGACAGCTTTGACCGGGAAGAAGCCTATTTGAACATTGCCGAGTCCCTGGGGATTACGCCAGCCGAAACGGCCAAGTTCGTCCGCATGGCTATTCGGCGCAACGAAATTGTCCAGAAGCACTGGGCCTTTGAAGACAAAGCCCAGGAGTACGCCGACAAGTTCATGTCCTCCCTCACGCCGGAGGGCAAGTATGAAGTGGACTTGACCAAGTACACCCAGGAAAACCTGGCCGAGATGGCCAAGAGCCTGGGGCTGGAAACCGTTCCCACCGAGGAAACGCTGAAGCGTGCCCGGCACCTCGGCCACAAGATCGACAATGAAGCGTTCATGCGTTCGGCTCTTCTGGATGTAGCCACTTCCGAATTGAATGCGGCCAGGGAGGAAATCGCCGCCCTGAAGAAGAAGATTGGCAAGTTGCGCGGAGCCGCTCCTTCCGTGAACAAGGGCGTGGCCAAGCCCGTTGACTCTACCGAGAAGCCCGAATCCGGGAAGGGTGAAGTGGACCTGAGCAAGCCGCTGGACCTGATGTCCGCGATTGAAGGATTCAAAGGATTTTAAAAAAGAACTTGACTTTCCGGCGTGTGTATGTTACAGGGGGACCATCAAGCGGTGGTCCCCCTTTTGCTTTCCCGCTGGCAAATATTCTTTGTGAGAGAAAATCGGCCTCCTCACAGCCAAAACAATCAATCATAATTGTCTTTGACTGAAGGCGTATTTTAAACACAAAAGAATATGGCTACTGTCTATAATCCTTCCCAGGTAAATGCGGCTGATACGCTTCTTACCTACATGTCAAATCTGCTCCAGGAGCAGATGTACAAGACCACCATTCGCCGTTCCCCGTGGAACTCCATGATGATCGACCAGATCGCGTGGAAAGACGGTGTTGGTGATACGGGCCGCGTCAACGTGTTCGGCGCGACTTACACGCTTCCGGAGTGGGTTCCGGTTACGATGAACTCCCTGTCCACTGACGTTCCGCTGACCATCAACGAAACGGGTGCCACGGAGTACAGCTTCCAGCGTTTTGCCGCCCGCCTTGCTTCCCAGAAGATCGACGTGACCCGCATCCGTCAGGCTTGGGAAAACAAGCAACAGGCCGCCAACATCCTGGACCAGCTGGTTGCCAACGTCGGTCTGGCTTGGTCTGAAACCTACCGTGCCCAGTACACCACTATTGCTACGTTCAAGTGCATCCTCACCAAGAACGGCATTATCGGCCTGAACTCCGCGGAAAACATCACGACCTTCGCCGAACAGGAACCTGATTGCGTCCTCACCTCCGGTGTGATGGACCGCATGTACAACAAGCTCCAGTTTGAAGGTGCATTCGATGCCGCCGCTGGCATGGCCAACGGTGCCCCGGTCTTTACGGTGATGGCTTCCCGTGACACTACGGACTATATCCTTCAGGAAGACCCGAACATCCGTCAGGACATCCGCTTCATGGAAGCGAACTTCGGCGACAATTCCTACCTGATGCACCAGCTCGGTGCCACCAAGGCTTTCCGCAACTTCGTGTATCTTCAGGATTCCATGGCTCCGCGCTATGACTTCGATGATACCAAGCCCGTAGGCCAGAAGTGGGTTCGTATCCATCCGTATGTGGCGGTTCCGTCCACCACGGGCAATATCTACATCCCCAACGAAGCGTATGATAATGCTCCTTTCGAGGACACGATCATCTTCGTGCGGGACGTGTTCAAGTCCATGGTGGTGCCTCCGTTCAACTCCGCGGACAAGATGAAGTTCAATCCGCGCACGTTCAACGGCGAAGTCCGCTGGATCAACAACCCGGACATGAACACCAACTACCTTGGCACCCAGGGTATGTTCGTGGCCGAGCTGTCCAACGCGGCCATGCCCGTGTATCCCCGCCATGGTATCGTGATTCGTCACCTGCGTGTTGCTCCGAACAACAAGCTGATGGGTGCCGACGGTACTGTCAAGGGTTCCCTCCTGTCCACGCCCAACCAGGCTCTCGTCTCGGCTGGCCTGTAATTTGAACATATAACCCCAGGGGGAGCGGCACTCGGAATTGCCGCTCCCCCTTTATTGTTTAACATATATGGAAATTACACTCGACAAGGAAGCCTTCCCGGACGCGAAGCCCGGAGACACCATTGAGGTTTTGGGTGAAGCCGTGGTCTCTGATACGGGAGACACGTTCATTCTCAAAACTATTGAGGGTGTCCCGATCCCTTCGGACGATGACGACGATTCCCCGAAAGAAGAAACCGAGGAAGAATCTGAAACCGAAATCTCGGATGGAGAAGGCGACTCCACTACCGTTTCTGAAACTGACATCGGCTCCGGTCCTTTGAATATCGCCGAAGCCATGAACTCATTTAAATAAGATGGCTAAAGCAAAAGTAAAAGCGGCATCTGCAAGAGCGGCACAGGAACGTATCATCATTGATGGTACTCCCCAGCCTATTCTTCCGAATGTCACCTATACCCTGTCACCGGATAATCGCTGTTGGATCAAGGTGGATTGTGACAAGGATGCAATCATCACGATTCAAGAGAATACTGATCCATTGACTATTATCGTTCAGGGTCGGGTAAAGAACCGTTGGATTCTGATTCCCCAGAATAGCTACAACTTTACGGTTGATACGCTGAGTTCTGCAACCATTACCTTCACGGGCAAGGAGATTCCGGATGATCCGGCAATCGCCGAGCTTCCGACTCCGGCTCTCCCCAATACGACCTACAAGGCCCCCGCGGCCCTGGCAGTTGCTGAAGGGAAGGGATATGCCATTTCCCTGGTGTCCGATGTTCCGGCCACCCTGCTCATTCAGTCCATCAAGGACAATAAAGTCATGTGCGAGTACAAGCCGCTGATCGGCCAGGCCGCGCAGGACATCTTCGTGAGCCAGGGGACTGATTTTCATTTCTATCTTGACAGTGACAGGAGTGCCAATGTATCCATTGTAGAGGTTGCTTCCGTCGCCGTTAAATCCTAAATCAAAAGAATATGCCTACTATTCCAATTCCCGCCGACAAAGTGGCCATCGTACCGGGCACCCAGTACCAGCTTACAGAGCTTGTTGCCACCAAGCGGTACGTGTTCAAAGTCAATACGGACAGGCCTGTTGAAGTCCTGATCACCAAGGAAGAAGCCGGGACCACGGTCCAGGCATCCGGAAGGCTCTATAACCGCGAAGTGGCTTTCACCACGGATGCAGGCCAGACTTCCGCATACTTCACCGTGATTGGCTTGTCTGAAGCCAAGGTCACGCTGAGCATGATTCAGAAGGATGCTCCCGCTATTGGGAACCTTCCTTCTCCTGCACAGCCGGACTTGTGGTACAATGTTCCCAACGCTCTGACTCCCAACGCTCTGACTCCCAACGCTCTGACTCCCGGTAGCGTTTACAAGATCACCTGTTCCGACCCGATGGCCACCGTGCTTCTCCGGTTCATGGATGATTCCCTGAATAACGTGGTTGCTGAAGCAACGCCCCTTCTTCCCGGATGGGACGCTGTTTTCGTGACAGCGGTGAACGCCAACCTACAGGTTCTCCTGGATGGCGTGTCTCCCGCGGTCATTACGGTCGTCCAGGCCCAGGTTCTGCCCTGTGCCACCAGGATCGTCCAGGGTGCCGTGTCCGGAGCTTCCACTGACTTCCAGCTTCCCGCGGGAATGCCCGCCGGAGCCTATGCGGTGGACGTGTCCGTTCCGGTTGCGACTGGAGCCACCACCTGGGATGCCAAGCTGACGGTTGGAGCCACCGCTACGGTGATCACTTCCGAAGTGCTGGGTGCCACCTCGGCCGCCAGCGGCCTGGTTCCGCTGGTTCTTGCCGGGAAGGTTCTCACGGGCAACCAGTTCGTCGGCCGCCTGATCTTCTCCATCGGTGCCCCGACGGCCGCGGCCACTACCATGGTGACGATTGCCAAGGCTTCCACCGGGAGCAACCCCAGCGGAACGTTGGTGTTCTCCTACCTGGGACCGCTGGCTTAACCTTAACCGGGGAAATGTTCCACGTGGAACATTTCCCCAACTTCCTTTTTCTTATGGCTTTAGACATTGTACAATATAATTCGGGCGATCCCATTACCGCGGGAACGACCTACCAGATTCCCGGAGAGATGAACTCCGAAGCGTGGATTCTCCAATCCACGACCCAGGGAGCGGTGTTCCAGATGACGGCAACCGCTCCAACGGATGAAGACTGGAGCAACATTCAAGACACTCAGTTCCATATCAATGGGACGGTTACAGGTCTGATTCTTCCTATTTTGTCCAACGGTTATTTCCGCGTGGTCAAAGAGCCTGTAACGGAACATGCGACTATGGCTCTGGTGGAGCAGGAGTTCCAAATGGAAGTTGCGGACCCCATCAATCCGTTTGTGGCAGGAACGTCCGTGGCTCCAGGCTATTATGACTTGAGTTCCCTGAATCTGGAAGCGGGCAAGATGTACGTGCTTTCGGTTCTCCCGGTGCAGGACAAGGACTACCCGGAGACACCCGGCATTGTCACCGATGAAACCTTCTCAGCCGTCATCGTGGGATTGACGGGAACCAAGGCCACCCAGGTCATTCTCCGCGGAGTTACCACAGTGGGTTCCCATTTGTTTGTGATGACAGGGGCCAAGCCTATCCTACATCTCGGTGGACGTTCCAACGTCAAGTTCAATATCACGGTCTCCCCCGTGGTTTTTAGCGCAGGCTCAGGAGATTCACTTACGCCCTCTTCTGATGCCACGATTACTGGGGCGTGGAGCTTTACCAACATCACTGTTCCCACTCCTACCCAGGCCGGGCAGGCGGCGAACAAATCGTATGTGGACAATGCGGTTTCCGGTATAGGAGCCAATTTTGTTACTCTGGATACGGAGCAAACGATTTCTGGTAACAAGACCTTTACTGGGGGAATTATGAAAACGGGAAGCCCTTCAGCCCCTAGTGACCTTACGAACAAACTATACGTGGATGGCCAGATTGCTCCTACGGTAAAGAATGTTGGAAACCAGAATGTTGCCGGGGTTAAAACTTTTACCGACGGCGTTACCATGGCTGATGAAGCTCCGTTGACTTTTGGCGTTGGTGCCGATGCCGTTAAGTTCCATGGCACGGGTGCCGGGATGTCGGTAATTGAAGGAGGGACCGGAGCACACCTGGATGTGGCGGTTTCTACTACCTTTCAGGAGCCGACTGTGTTTCAGGATGCCACTACTTTCTCTACAATGATTAAAGCAGAGAAAGGCATATCCTTTGGGATTACGGAAGGGAGTTCAGCAAGCATTTATTCGGACTCTTCTTCAAATATCATGATTGAAGGTTCTGCCGCAGGAAGAACTTTATTGAATCAAGCTCTCCGGTTTCCAACTGATTCGGTTTTTGACCCCACCACTGGGGTGAACATTGAAACGGGTGATGCAAGGTACCTGAAGTTCGTCTCTACAACCAAGGCGGCTTATGACGCTTTGACGACGAAAGACCCAACCACTATTTACCTCATAACAGACACTACACCAAGAATGTGGGCTATCGGTGACATGGAAATTGTCACGGCAGGTGTGCCCGCCTGAGCGTTTTTAATAAAAGTTACAGATTCAACCAATGAAACAATATTCTAATTGAAAAAGTCTATGAAGAGAATTGAGTTTAAATCTGGGGCTTCAAGATTTGTCATCTGTGTTGGGAAATATGCTTTTAAGTTCCCCTTGGCTTATCCTGGTCAAAGATTTACTCGAAGACTGTGCAACGGGATTCTTGGTAATTTAACTGAAAAAGAGTTTTCATCTTTTGAATTTAAGTTTTCAGACTTTACTTTGACTTGTTGCCCTGTTGTTTTCTCTTTGCCATTTGGACTTTTGAATGTTATGTATAGAGTTGATCCTATTGGAGAAGATATATTTAATAAAATATTAGAAACTCCTTCTTTTCCAGATGCTATTGAGAAGAAGAAAGATTCTTTTGGGATATTAAATGGTCATCTTGTCGCAGTAGATTTTGCCTAAATAACTTAACCAATAAATACTTATGTTCCTAAGAGTCATATTCCAAGAGACAGGCAACTTCAAGAAAGGCACCATCCGGGCGTTCGGCGAAAAGCCGGACGGCTGGACCAAGCCCGACGAAGTTGAAATCGAATCGCTCACGGCCACGCAGAAGAAAGCTTTTGCCGCCGTGGTAGCAACCATCCAGGCCAAGGGGGAACCCTGGTCTGCCACGCAGGTCTGGGTTTATTCTGCTATTGACCCGGAATCTCAAGCACCCGCACTCCGGTTGGTAATTGAGGCCCAGCACGATGAAACTGGTGCCTTGAAGACCTTCCCGGACATGTACGTGACGGACGCTTCCGCAATCAAACTTTTCAACTCTTTAACCAAATGAGCCTCATAAGCTTAGTTCAAGTAAACACCCCCCCCCTAAATAATGCTATGTATTTTCAGCATCAATCCGTAACAGCCGCCTCGGCTACCACCTCCAATATCGTTCAAGTCCCGGCAGAAGCTCCCTCTGGAATTTATGAAGTTCAGTTGCCACCGCTTAATCCTTTGAATTCCCTGCAAGTCAGAGCTTACAATCAAGGGAAAATGGGTACGTGGGACCTGATTCTTTCTACTTTGTATCAAGCCAATCAGCCTATTGTTAACTCCCAGAATGGCGTGATGCAGAGCTACTTCATTTATGATGGTGACAACGATACGTGCTACACGAACTTGGCGATCGGTGAAGCATTTCTTCGATGCTCCTTGTTTGTCAATCACACAACGGGGCGGCCTACAGATTTCTTCAGGATTGAAAATGCAAGTGAAGGCTGGAGTGTTGATGATTACGTAGCAGGAGTCATTATCAAGCAAATAGCATAATGAGCAAAGGACCTATTGAAGTTCAAACTCCGGCTCAAAAGTATCAGGAAGCTTTTCTCCAAGGGAGCAAGTTCTACGATGCGTTGCAGGAGTTGAAACCTTCCAGACAAGTTTCCCTGGCCATCACCAAGGTTGAAGAAGCCTTGCATTGGCTGAAGGAAATAACACCAGAACAAGACAATGGCTAAGAAAGGTAAAGGAAAAGGCAAAGGTTGTAAATAAGCAATCTGCATGATGTTCAGGAACCGTCCTCCGGGACGGTTCCTTTTTTGTTGACATCCGAATCCGGAAAGATAAAGAAGAAACATGACCCCAAAATCAAAGGCATACCGGAAGTATGGTCAGGCACTCGGAGAACTCAAGCGGTTCCGCATTGACCATGCTTCCCGTCCGGAAGTGGCCAAACAAAACATGCGCCATTTCCGGAGGGAGGCCAGGGTATGTTGTTGGGAAACCGAACTGGTGAGTACCTATGATGCCCTGATCCGTGATGCCTGGATAAAGCGGGGATTGATAAAACAATGTAACTAAATAAAATATATGGAATCCTTGAAATGAAAGGATAACTACCATGGCTAAAACTTTTAATACTATTAAAACGGAGAGCAGTACAAACGTTTGGCTCACCCCAAGAAATGTTCTTGATTTATTAGGGGACTTTGATACAGACCCATGTGCCGCTACTATTCGTCCATGGGATTGCGCCCGTGTCAATTATACGGTTGAGGATAATGGACTTATTTTACCCTGGAAAGGACGTGTCTGGTTGAATCCTCCGTATGATAATGAAATAGAGCCTTTCTTAAAACGTATGAGTGAACATATTGGGGGGGTCTTGCTCTTATATTTATGCGTTCTGATACTCGTTGGTTTCATCAATGGGTTCTCAATAAAGCAAAATATTTATTTTTGTGGAAGGGGCGAATTAAGTTTTGTTATCCGGACGGAAAGAGCGGAGGAACTAGTAATGCACCTAGTGTTCTGGTAGCTTGGGAAGAATCCGAAGCATCTCTTCTTTATTCGTTACAAGACCAGGGATATGGAAAAATAGCTTCTTTATAATTTTTATTTGACAAATGAATCCCACCACATAGAAAGAAAAAACCATGAACAAATTGGAAAAACAACAAAAGGAGTTCTGCGAACGATATGGAATCACCATGGAACAATTCCGCGGCGAAGCTAAGATTCCCGGTTCGCTGGACTTGAGAAACGCGAAAGCAATACCCCAGGGCTTCAATCCCACAGTCGGCGGTTCGCTGGACCTCGAAAGCGTAACGTCGATCCCTGAAGGCTTCAATCCCACAGTCGGC